GTGCCGCCCGCCGCCTTGCGCCATTGGGCTGACGTAATCGGTGGGCACGACGATGTCGGCGCGCCGCTCGAAGCGCAGCCCGTCAATGTCGAGGATCGCGCCCTCCCGCCGAATGGCGGCGGTCAGTGCCCCGGCGTAGCTCATTAGACGTTGCAAATTCATGTGCTGCTCTTTCTCTGTGACACTGCCTCTGTGACACTGCGAATATAGTGCACCGGGTGCACCGTCGCAACGACAATGACACGCGTTAACTACAGAAATTTGGCCAATGGCACGACCGCGCTGGGAACCAACCGAAAGCGCCAGAAGGCAGGCGCGCACAATGGCCGGCAACGGCATCCCGCAGACCGAGATTGCAATGGTCATGGGGATCTCGAAAACGACGTTGCGCAAGCATTGCGCGGTCGAGCTCGACACCGGCGCAACCGAGGCCAATAACAAGGTCGCCACGTTTCTCTTCACTGCGATCGTGGGCTACACCGAAGACGATGACGGAGCGCCGGTTGCGTGGCCGATCACCGACGATAGGGCGCGCATGACCGGCGCGATTTTTTGGCTGAAAACCAGGGGCGGCTGGTACGAGACCAGCATCCACAAACACACCGGCGTGGCAGGCGGCGATCCGATTGAACTGAAAAATGTCGAAGCCGATCTCGATCGTAAGATCACTCGCACTCTTACCGGCAGCACAACGGAGAAAATTCCTCCGGAGTCTGAGTGACACGCAACGCGAACTGCTGCAGCACAGGTGGAAATATTGGGCGCGGGAAGAGCAGAAGCCGCCGCCCGGCGAGTGGCGCACCTGGCTATTGCTCGCCGGCCGTGGCTTTGGCAAGACCCGCACCGGCGCCGAATATGTCCACGACCAGGTCATTAAGCACGAGCGCCGCCGCATCGCGCTGGTCGCACCGACGGCAGCTGACGCCCGCGACGTCATGGTCGAGGGCGAAAGTGGTCTGCTCGCCATCGGGATCGAGCGCGAGCGGCCGCGTTATGAACCCTCGAAGCGGCGTTTGACGTGGCCGAATGGCGCAATCGCCACGACCTATAGTGCCGACGAACCGGAGCGGCTGCGCGGACCGCAGCACGATCTCGCGTGGTGCGACGAGCTCGCCACCTGGCGCTATCCTGAAGCCTGGGACATGCTGATGTTCGGGCTGCGCCTCGGCGAGGATCCGCGCGTCGTCGTGACCACGACGCCAAAGCCCAACCGGATCATTCGCGAATTGGTCGCCGATTCGACGACCGAGATCACGCGCGGCTCGACTTACGACAATAGGGCCAATCTGGCGCCGGCTTTTCTCGCCCAGATCGTCAAGAAATACGAAGGCACGCGCCTCGGCCGCCAGGAGCTCAACGCCGAGATCCTCGACGATGTCCCGGGCGCATTGTGGAACCGCCAGCGCCTCGAGGAACTGCGCTGGCCGCATTACAAACCAGCGCCCGAGCTCGTTCGCATCGTCGTCGCGATCGACCCCGCCGCGTCGAGCGGTGAGGACGCCGACGAGACCGGCATCATCCTCGCCGGCAAAGATGCCAATGGCTGCGGTTATGTATTGGGTGACCATTCCGGCCGCTACACGCCAACCGAATGGGCCAACAGGGCGATCGCGCTCTACCGCGAGCACAAAGCCGACCGCGTCGTCGCCGAGGTCAATAACGGCGGCGAGATGGTCGAGAACACATTGCGCATGATCGACCGCAGTGTCGCCTATACGCCAGTGCGCGCCACGCGCGGCAAGGTGATCCGCGCCGAGCCGGTGGCAGCGCTCTACGAGCAGAAGCCCGGCCGCGTCTACCACATCGGCTCGTTCGCGACATTGGAAGACCAGATGTGCGCGTTTACGACGGATTTCGATCGCGCCAAGGCCGGCTATTCACCCGACCGCGTCGACGCGTTGGTGTGGGCGTTCACCGACCTGCTCGTCGAGCCGATGGCGAGCGAGGGGCTCTACGAACTGTACCGGCGCGAGCACGCCGCAAAAATCGCCGCGAAAGCCGAGCGCGACAAGAAGCCGCCCTCGCCGCCGCAGCCAGGATCGGTGGAGTGGTTTGAGATGATGAAAAAACGCCAATCGCCGAAGCCCGCCCCAGGCGCCGCGCCTGGCGGCACGGAAGGGGCCGAGAGCTGAGATGCCGCGCGGCGGCGTGCAGACCTCGCTGGTCGGGATGATCAATGCGCTAACGGCGCCGTTTCGCCGGGAGTCCGGCCCAAATGGCTCAAATGGCGGCGCACCGGCGCCATTTCAGGGCAAAAGCCTGCCCCTGGCTAGAACAGGGGGCGCGCCGATCTACTCCCACAGCTGGGGGCAGAACGGCGGCGGCCCCAATGGTGGCGGCAACACCCCGCGGTCGCCGGCCGACATCACGCAATTTGCCCCGGTCTTCCAGCCGTCGGGCGGGCTCTTTGCGCCAGGCTATCCGCTCGTGCCGGTCGAGCGCGAGCGCTTGCGCATCTTCAACTTCCCGGTCGGCGTCAATTACATCTACACACCGCGTTCATTCGAGACGATCGGGTTTCCCGAGCTGAAGGCGCTGGCGCGCGACGACATTACGCGGCTGTGCATCGAGACGCGCAAGGACCAAGTCGAAAAGCTCACTTGGACGATCAAACCGCGCAACGAAAAGGACCCCGCGCGCAACGCCCCGGCGCGGATCCAGCAGCTGACCGAATTCTGGCAATACCCCGACCGGCGGGTGCCCTTCGCGACCTGGCTGCGGACATTGATGGACCAGATCCTCGTCGCCGATTGCCCGGCGCTGGAACCGCGGCGCAATCGCGGCGGCGATGTCATCGGCTTCGACGTCATCGATGGCTCGACGATCAAGGTGCTGATCGACGACACCGGACGGCGGCCGCAGCCGCCCGCACCGGCGTTTCAGCAGATCGTCCATGGCCGCCCGTGGGTCATGCTCGCGGACGGCGGGCGCTCGAATGTCGACGAGGGGGAGATCTATAATGAGTTCACCGACCAGGAATTGATCTACTTCCCGCGCAACCCGCGCGCCGACCACCTTTATGGCTTCAGCCCGGTCGAGCAGATCGTGCTGACGATCAACACCTCGATCCGGCGCGGCGTGATGCAATTGCAGCATTTCACGGAGGGCAATGTTCCAGCCGGGATGGTCAATTCGCCGGCGGGCTGGACGCCGGAGCAGATCGCGGGGTTCCAGGAGTTTTTCGACAGCAAATACGCCGGCAACACCGCCGAGCGCACCAAGCTGCTGTGGGGCCCGGAAGGCGCCAAGTATCAGGCGATCAAACAGCCGCCGGTCAAGGACGATTTCGACGAATGGCGCGCCCGCGTCATCTGCTTTGCGTTCTCGTTGCCGCCGACCGCGTTCACCCGCCAGGTCAACCGCGCCACCGCCGAGACGGCGCAGGAAGCCGCCCTCGAAGAGGGTTTGGCGCCGCTGATGGGGTACGTGAAGCGGTTGATCGACGGCATCATTCGCATGCAGGGCCATCCGGACCTCGAATTCGCCTGGTCCGACCAGAAGCCGATCGACCCGACAGACCAGGCCGACATGCTGGTCAATCTGACGGGCAATGGCCTGATGACGGTGAACGAGGGGCGCGACCAATTGGGGCTCGAGCCGGTCGAAGGCGGCGACGAGATCCTGTTCAAGACCGCCACGGGACCGGTGACATTGGACTCGGTGCTCAACCCGCCCGAGCCGCCGCCGATGGTGGTGCCAGGCGAGGCGGCGCCAGGCGAGGCGCCGGGCTCCAAGGGGAAGAATCCTCCCGCGGAAGCCGGCGGGAAACCTGGCAAACCCGGCAAGCCTGGGAAAAATTCACCGCCCGGCAAGAGGACGCCTGCGGCCGATGCCGAGGGCGGCAAACCACCAAAGGGCGAGTCGACTGGACCAGGTGGTAAACCCAAGGGCGAGGTAGGCAAAACCGCCGACAGCCCTTTTGCCAAGACGACGCGGGTGTCGCGGCGCAACACGGCATTGCTGGAGCAGAGCCGGACCCGGTTGCAGCGGAAGCTCGAGCCCTTCTTTGCCGCGCGCGCTGAGGACGTGGCGCGCCAGCTGGCGCGCGAGATGCGATTGGAGGGCTGGGAGAAACTCTAGCCTAGTGCGTCTGATGCCATGGTCACGATCCCACATTGAGGTCATCGCCGAGCATCCCCTCGACGAGGTCCTCGATGTAGCGGTGCTCGACGACGAGCGCGCCGCCAAAATACTGCGCATCGTCGCTGACATTCTCGTCGAGCCAGTCGCGGGCCGTCTCGGTCAGCGGGCGGACGAGAAAGATCGTGCCGTGGTTTTCGACCTCGACGTCGACCTGGGTGACCATCACGCGACCTCCGCCGCAGCCGCTCTGGCGGCCTTGGTCATGTGCGGCAGGTTGCCGGCGATGTGGAAGGCATCCGCGTCGTCATAGCCCTGGGCGCGGGCGACGCGGTAGCGGCGCTGCCAGCCAAAACCGCGCAGTGCATCGGCTTTAATCTGGCGTTCGTCGCCGAGCGAGAGATAGACGCCGCACCCTTTAAGAGACTCGGTGATCCACTCCTCGTCAGTGACGTCGTTGGGGAAATTCCACGCGACATCGAGGACGTGCTTCAGCGCACCGAGCTCGGCCTCGCGCTTGTCGTAGCCGCTGCTGACGTGAATGCGTCCGGTGTTGAGCGCTTGGCCCGTCGTCTGGATCAGCCGCCAGCCCCAGCCGTGGCGTTGGAACGCCACCAGTGCGGCAACGCCGCCGACCTTGATGATGGTCGGCGACTCCTCGGTCTGCTTGACCAGATGCTCAAGCCGGCGGCCAGCGTCCTGCTTGGCGGCGGTGACGGTCGGGCCCTCGCCCTCGACGCCGAAATACTCGATGCGAATTTTCTTGCTCATCTCAGTCTCCCGTTAGAGTGCGATGCGGCGCTCGATGTGGCGGAGCCGCTTGGCGCCCTCGTGGACGTGATTGTCGCGGTTGGCGCGCGCCAGGATCGCCTGCGCCGCTGCGCTGGTGTCAGGAGTCAGCAGGGTGCCCGACAGTAGCCGGTCGGTATTGAAGGCGGTCAGGCGCCAGCCGGCGAAGCCGCCGCAGCCATTGGGGCGGTTGCGCAGCACCGTGCCGTTCTCGAAGCACACGTAGCGGTCGCCGCCGCGCTTGAAGACGCCGCGGATCGGGCCATGCTTGTAGAGTGTGGCCATCAGCGTTTGCTCCTCTGGGCGAGCGCTTGCGCGACATTGGCGCGGATCGTGAAAGTCTCGTCCGGCATCTGCGCGTTGATGATTGCGAGCGCCTCGTCGAACGAGAGCGGCTTGGTCGGTTGCGGCATGTTGTCCGCGACCTCGTCGCACTCAGAATAGTCGTAGATGCTCATTGGGCTGCTCCATCGACCGGTTCCCACTGGCCCTGGTAATCGCGCTGCGCATGCAGGCGCCCATCGGCATCGCGGAACGTGCGCTGATAGCGGCAGGGATTGAAACTGATCAGACACTGGTCGCTGGTCGACTGGCAGGTGTCGTCAGTGTAGGTAAAGCCGAGGTCGACCTTGGCCGCCCGCAGCAGCGCCTTGCAGTGCTGTTCGAGCTCGCGCCGGATCTCGACGTCGAGCGGCGTGTAGTCGATGTGGACGCTGACCCAGCCGTAGCCGGTGCCGCGTGAGCCGCGCACCCTGATCTTGTCGCGGCCAAAGGCCATCGCGAGAGTGCTTTTGATGGCCCGGTTGCGTTCTGCGATGTTCATCGAGGGTCTCCGATTTCCGCGGCGTTGCAGCGCCGAGTCGTAACATAGTGCACCCGGTGCACTATTGCAATGCGCAATGAGGGTTAAGGGTCTAATTTGATTGCGGATTTGAGGAGCTAACGTGGCGATAGTCGACGAAACCGGGGTCACGGACGTGGCCATTGCAAAACTGTCAATGGCCCCGACCGATGTGTTGCTGGTCTTCGTGCCCGATTGCTGGAGCGCCAGGATGATCCTACAGTTTGAGGAGTGGATGCAGCAACGCCACCCCGATATCAGGATGCTGTATCTGCCCGGGATTGTCGTCGCGCTCGCCGATCGCGAGGTCGCTGAGCAGCTGCGAACGATCCACCAGGTTACCCTGCCGGTCTCTGAGCCGCCCGTTGGCTGGACCCCCGAGCAGATCGCAGATTTGCGGTTTTAGCCTTTCTAATCCGGCGCCTTAGCCTTTCGAAATAGCGGGGGAAAGCATTGTCATTCCATTTTAATTTCATTGCCAAGGACCGGGCTCGCGCACTGGCGCACCTGGCCGATCTGCGCCAGGCGGGCTCGCTGCACAATGTCCCCGAGCCGGTCTTTGTGTTCGTCGAGAGTGCCATCGAGGGCATCCGAAGAGCGGGCCCGATCAGCGTCACCGCACAGGGCCACATGGTGCTGGCCGATACCAACAGCTACGACGTTTCGAGCTGCACGATCGAGGTCAAGCCGCTCGAAAGCCTCTTTATCGAATGAGCGAGGACCGCGGTGCCGTCAGCGCCGATGGCGATGGCACCGACCCGCAAGACGAAGAACGCCGGCGGGCCGCAGCCTTGCTGGCAGGGCTCGATTTCGGCGATTGGTCGGGGCTCGTCGCGACCCTCGCCGCCGATCTCGCGCCGGTCTACGCCGATGGGCTCCGAGCCGCAGGGTTCGGCGGGCAAGCCCGAACGCGCAACGAGGCCCGCGCCACTCTCGGCTTGCCGCCGCTGCCCGATGATGCGGGCGGGGACGAGGTCCCCGATATCGTCGACGACCTCGACAACCGCGCCGATGGGTGGGCGCAGAGCCAGGCGGCCGATCTGGTCCCCGGGCTCAAGGAACGCAGCCGCGGCATGCTCGAGACGACGGTCCTCGCGGCCCTCGCGGCCCTCGCGGCCAATGCAACTGCTGGGGGCTTCACCGCGGCGCAATTGGTCGCCGCAGTCGCCGAGGCGCCAGCCTTCAACCGCGCGCGCGCCGATCGCATTGCGCAGAACGAAGTGACGCAGGCCGAGCGCGAAGGGCTCAATGTCGCAATGCGCAACAGCCGAGTCGCACCAGGCAAGGTCTGGCGGACCCAGGAGGATGATGCCGTCGAGGCCGATTGCGAGGAGAACGCCGATGCCGGCGTCATTGCGATCGCCGACGATTGGCCCAATGGCGACTACCCGCACCCAAATTGCAGATGTTGGTACGAGCTCGCCGACCTCGACGAAGACGAAGAATAGCCTTTCCCCAACCCACGCCGCGACGGCGTCGGTATTCCCCCAGTAGGAGCTACCCATGACAGTTTTGGTCATCGCCGCCGTCGGTGTTACCCCGGCCGGCGCCTTTCAGGGCCCGTTCTCGGGCACCGTTGCGCAAAATTCCGACGGCACGTTTACGATCGATCCGCGCGACCAGAACGATGCGCTGAAGGCCGGTTATGTCCCGGTGCGGCGCGACACGCGCACCTATAACTCGCTCATCAGCGCTCCGGCCGCCGCCGCCGTCGGCGCCATTGTCGCATCGGTCGCACTGACCAACACCACGCTCACCGTCGCCGCCAACCCGGACACGCTGCGCAAGTGCCAAATGCGGGTCGATCCCGGCACCGTGGCGATCACCGCCGGCGTGTGCACCGTGACCTATGCCGCCAATGACGGCACCGCCGCGCAGGTCGACGCATTGTCCATGGTGACCGCGGCCTCGACGTTGCTGACCGTGCCGTTCACCAAGGGTGTGTTGACCGTCGCCTCGGCGATCACCAGCGGGCTTGTCGGTGGCGCCAGCCCGAAGATCCAGATCGACACGACTGCGGCTCTCGCGGTGCCGGTGCCGCCCAATGCGGTCGACGTCACGATCCTCAAGGAAGAGACCGACGGCGCCGACAACTCGACCACTCTCGGGGCCCTGACCAACGCGGGAATTTGGACTCCCCATACTGCACCCAACGCCACGCACACCTATGGGGTCGTCTACTCGACGATTGCGCCGTAACTGCATCGACATAAGGGGGATACAACCTGAGTACCGCACTCCGGGCGGCCTTCAACCGCCACATCGCTGGCGATCTCGATGGCGCGCTGGCCTATTACACGACCGGGCTTAGGGCTGCTCCAGTGGATTGCGCTGGGCGGCCCGAGGCCTGGTTCTCTGTCGCCTCGCTATTGGCCGATCGTGGGCAATACGGGGCGGCACTGACCTGCGCGGAAAAGGCCGTCGGGATCGCTCCCGAGCACCCCGACGCGTTGAAAAACCTCGGCTGCATCCTCTATCGGATGGGTCGCTACCACAAGGCTCGGGTGTGGCTCGAAGCGGCCAACCAGCGCCGCCCCGGCGATGCCGAGATCACCTTCAACTTGGGTGCGGTGTGCTACGCGCTCGGCGAGCTCGTGGCCTCCGAGGATTGGTACACGCAATCCGCTGGTGCGGTCGCCGGCACTGACGAGGGGCGGCGGGCGCGGGCGCTGACCCATCTCGCCTACCCGGTGCTGGCCAAGGCAAGTTCCCCAAATCAAAATTCCGCGGCCGATTACCGCCGTGGCCTGGCGCTCTACGAGCACCGTTTTGCGGAAATCGGCCGCACTCAGGTGTGGGAGCTCGGGATCCCGGAATGGCAGGGCGAGGACCTGACCGGCAAGCACATCCTCGTGCACCACGATCAGGGGCAGGGCGATACGATCCAATTCGCGCGCTTTCTCGGCGCGCTGGCACAACGGGCGGGGCGCATCACATTGGCGGCACCGCGCGATCTGCTGCCGCTCTTTGCCTGGCCGCGCTTTCGCGCCTGCCCAATGCTCGAGCTCGTCGACCTCGAGGGTGATCTGCCGGCCGATGGACCCGATCGGGCGGATTATCACTCGCCCGTCTGCTCCTACCTGCGGCATCTCGACGTCGAATTGCCGTCGGCGAAATTGACCCGCTATCTCACCGCCGAGCCGGTCGTGCTCGACAAGCCCCCCGGGACGCGGCTCGCAATCGGTCTCGTCTGGGCGCCGCGGTCGCTCCCGGGATCGCTTGGGGAACGCTCGGCGCGGCGCGGTGTGCCGCTCGGCGAGCTTGTCGGGCTCGCCGCGATCCCCGGTGTGGCGCTCTACAGCCTGCAGGTCGGCCCACATGGATCCGGCCCACATGGATCCGACGGTGCGGCGCACGAGCTCGCGGCCGGCGCCGGCGTGCTGGTCCACGACCTCTCGCGCCGCTTGCGCGATTGGGCCGACACCGCCTCCTACATGGCCGCCCTCGATCTCATCGTCTCGGTCGACTCGGCACCCCTGCATCTCGCGGGTGCGATGGGGCGGCCGGTGATCGGGCTGTTGCCCCACCTGCCGTGCTGGCGCTGGGGCTTTGCTACCGAACGGACCTCGTGGTACCCGACCATGCGGCTCTTACGCCAGGCGGCGCACGACGATTGGAGCGGCCCGCTTCACGAATTGCACCATCTCGTGCGCGGCCGGATCGCCGATCCCGATTGGGAACTCAAACAGAGGCTTGGTTGACATGGCCGAACTTTCCGATCCCGTGCCGCATGCCGTCGCGGTCACACCCAGCGACAGTGTCGATTTACCGGAATTCACGACAGCGCTGTATGTCGGCGGCAGCGGCGACCTCAGAGTGACGATGATGGATGGCGAGATCGTGACCTTTACCGCCGCTCCGGCCGGCTGGCACCCGATCCGGGTCAGACGGGTCTGGAGCAGCGGGACGACTGCAGCGAGCATCGTCGCCGTGTGGCAATGACATTGGCCTGAGCGATGAGCTACAGCCACGTCCAGGGCAAAACCCACTCGGGGCAATCGGGCACAACGCTGACTCTGACCTTCGACGCGGCGGTGACCTCGGGCAACCCGGTGACCGGCGTCGCCGGCTGGGTCGGAACCAATGACGGCACCGACAGCATCACCAGCATACTCGACGACAAAGGCAACAGTTACCCGGTCGTCAAGGCGCTGTTCCTCGCCAGCTCAAACTATTACTGGGTGGCATTCCGGCTCCTTGATGTAACCAACAGCCCCTCGACGATCACCCTCTCGGCCTCATCGACGGGCGGGGTCACCTTCGGCGTCGTGATCGGCGACGAGTGGGGCGGTGTTCCGAGCAATGCCGTACTGAATGGTTTCGCGGGCGCCAGCGGCACGACCGGGACGACGCAATCATCGGGCAATTTTACCGCCAACAGCGGCGATCTCTTGATCGGCTATGCCGTCGATGTCAATTCGTCCGGATTGAACGCCGGTCAGACGCAAGCGCAGTATGTCAGTACGACGTGGCTCGCGGAGTACGCGACCGCGCCGTCGTACCGCAGCACGCAAGCGATGACGACCAGCACGGCGAGCGACATCCCATACGAGATTATCGGGTTTGCGATCGGGACGCCGCCAGTCGCGACCGCCTTTCATGTCGCGAACAGCGGCAATGACAGCAACCCCGGCACCTTGGCGCAGCCGTGGCAGACGGTCGGCCAGGTCAACAGCTCGGTTTTTATGGCCGGCGACCAGGTGTTGTTTCAGGGCGGCCAGACATTTCCCGGCTCTCTGCAACTGACCACGACAAATTACTCCTCGCAGACCCCGCCGACCTCCGGCTCGCCATTGGTCGTCGACTCCTATGGCACCGGCAATGCGACGATCGCGCCAAGCGGACTGGATGGCGCGCTGCTGCACAACATCGGCAGTATCACGCTCCAGAACCTGACCTTCGCCGGCGACGACACCGCCAATTACAATGGCGCCTACCTCTGGAGCGACGGTGCTGCCGGGGCGATCGCCGACATCACGTTCTTGGGGCTGAGGGCCTCCGGGTTCGGGCGCAGCGGCATTCTCGGGACCTGCCCCGACACCGCCGACGCGGTCAGCAATGTCACGGTGCAGAATTGCACGGTCACGAATTGCACCGACAATGTCGACATCAGCAGCAACATCACCGCCGGCATCTGCTTTGGGATCGCCGGCTCGGTCGGCCAGCGCGGCGGCACCGGCGGCACCTTCACACTGACCCGCGCCTTCGACAATGTCACGATATCCGGCTGTACGGTCGGCAACTGCCCCGGCACGGCGTCGTCGAACAGCCCCTATCAGTCGAGCACCGGGATCTTTGTCGGCAATTCCCACAACGGCTTGGTTACGCTGTGCTACGTGCACGACTGCGGCGCCAACGAGGCCCAAGGCAACGCCGGCATCGAATACAACTGGACGACCGGCAGCGTCGTCTCGTTTTGCGAGGTCTACAACCAGATCGCGGTCAATGCGCCGGAAGATGGCGACGGCGTCGATTTCGATGTCGATTGCCACAACTGCACGGTCGAATACTGCTACATCCATCATTGCGACGGCGCCGGGATCTTCTTCTTCAATTTTGGCAGCGGCAATACCCATACCGGGTGCACGGCACGGTTCAATATCCTGGAAAGCAACGCCGCGCTTCACCTCGAAGAGATCAGCGTCTGGAATGCCGGCGGCGACGGCAGCACCTGCCCGAAGAGCATCGCGATCTACAACAATACGGTCTATTGCACCAATCAGCCGGGATCGGAAGTCGTCTACCTGCAGGGCAACAATGACGGGGTCGGGCCCACCGGCTATTTCGCCAACAATCTCATTCGAGCAAGCGGTTCCTGCACTCTGTCCTTTGACAATCAGTCGTGCACGCTCGACGGCAACTGCTATTATGGGACGGGGTTCTCGGCCTCTTACCACAGCACGACCTATAGCTCGCTCGCCGCCTATCAGGCGGCGTCGTCGCAGGAAGCGCATTCGCTCTTTCAAGACCCGAAATTGGTCGATCCCGGCAGCGGCGGCACGATCGGCGGCTATGCGCCGCCGGCACCGGCCGCCTATCATCTGCAAGGCGCCTCGCGATTGATCGGCGCCGGGCGCGATCTCGCGGCGCTCTATTCGATCAATCCCGGGCTGCAGGATTTCTACGGCAACCCGGTCAAGGACGCGAAGGGGTTCAGTATCGGTGCTTACACCGCCCCGGACGCGGCAGCGACGCGGCTCAAGCTCGGGTTTGCGCTGGGGGTGGCGTGACCTCGGCACCGACGATTTTTCGCGGATCGCGGCGCCCCGACCATGACCTGAAGCAAAAAGGCGGCAACATATGGCACTGACATACGTCTTCGCGATCATCCCCGCCACTGGACAGGCGGTGACCATCGGCGGCACCCGCTACAACCCCAACAGCGCCGGCATCATCACCGGTGTCGCGGCGGCCGACGCGCTCACCCTCGAGGGCGTCGGTAATGCCACGGTGCAGCCGCTGCTGGCGACCGGAGCGACCACCGATCGGCCCGCGCCACAGCCGGGAACGGCACTCACCGGCGCCTTGAACAACCTCAACCCGGCACCCTCGTTGGGCATGTCCTATTACGACACGACGCTCTCGAAGACGGTCTATTTTGTCGGGACGCAACGTTCTTCGACCGGCTGGCTCGACCAGGCCGGCAACGCGGCGTAAGCCGACATCGTCGCGGTGTGGCAGTAGCATGCCCAGGCTCGGTCTCAGTGTACCGGGCATCGCGACCATCGCGCGGCCGCACGGGTCGTCCTACACCGGCCCGCTCGATATCGTTGGCGGCGCGGTCGTCGCCTACAGCCAGCGCGCATTGTCGGCCGCCAAACGCGGCTCGGCGCTTTACACGATCCGCCGCGACAGCGACGACACGACACACACTTACAACAGTGATGCGACGACTGGCGATGCGCCGGCCGCGTCGATCTCGTCCTTCATCGGCGCCGCAAACGGCTTTGTCGCGGCGTGGACGGACCAAAGCGGCAACGGCAATGATGTTTCGCAGGCAACGAACGCAAATCAGCCGGGCTGGGACGCCGCTGCGCTGAATAGCAAGCCAGGGATTTCATTCGTCGCCGCCAATTCTAACGTCCTAACCACGCCCGGCAGCGCCACATGGCCGAGCAGCAGTTTCACTTTCTTTTTTGTCGCCAAGAGCTCCGTTGATGGTGGCATCCACTACATTGCCGGTGCCAATGTGGACGGCAGCGGTCCGGATATTTACATTCAGATAGGATCGTCATCGGCGGCAAGTTCCGGCAGCCTTACGTTCGGTGCGGACGATGCCGGATTTGCGGATGACGGCGGCGGCAGCTTCAGCAGTGCCGACGTTGAAACAGGTCAGTTTTATCTCTTCGAGTTGTTGTGGGACGCGTCCGCCGGGTCACCAACCGCCCTATTGAACGGCGCGCAATTGACGCGAACAGCCGACTTTACATCAGGGGATACCGGAGTAATCGCCGAACAATTCAATATCGGGGCCGAAGATCTTCTTGGTACGGCGACGGCGTTTTTTGACGGCGTCGCTACGGAATTCTTGGGATGGCCGTCGTATCTCAGCGGGGCCAACCGCCTGGCGACCCGCCAGAACATCGCCGCCTATTACGGCATCACGCTTTCCTGACCCGATCGGATCAAACGATGGCACTGACCTACGTTTTCCTCGCTTCCGCACCGTCGGCCAATGCGGTCACCGCGGTCGACCAGGCCGGCAACGCGGCTTAGATTGGTGTTTCGCGAGCCTGTGTGATTGGCTCCATGACTTGGACGGCAAGACCGCGCTTAGGATACCGCGCCACCGAGACCTGCATCCGCTCGGCGGTGAAACCCATTTCGCGAGCGATCAGCATGAGGGTTTCCGGTAACGGCAGGGTGCCGCGGTCGATATTGCTGATGCTGAGATGGCGATAGACGCCGCTCGGCTGCACTTCGAGCCCGTAGCAGACGATCCACATCTCTGCGTCGACGGTAAGTTCGGCGCAATGCACGCTGGGGATGAGCTTTTGCCCGAGCACTTCCGGCAGTGACATGCGCGGACCGTGTTCGGCGAGGTAGCGCAGGCTCTTGAGGCCGCGCTTCACCTGCTCGGAGAGCGCCGGCATCGGTCAATCACTCGGGTCGCTTTCTTGGCAGTCGTTTTGTTGGCCGGCGTTTTGTTTGGTCGGCGTTTCGTTGGCCGGCGTTTCGTTGGCCGGCGTTTCGTTGATTGAGGGCGCGGCCCAGGTGATCGGCGATCTCCTCGGGCACGCCGACCGCCAAAGCCTGTTCGCGGATGAAGCGGAACCGCTCGCTCGTTCGCCGGCTCATCTCGGCTTCGAGCTCGGCCGGCGGCAATGCCAGCAGCCTGCGGGTTTCGGTACACAGACGCTCGTGGCCGGCGGCCGCCTCGTCCCAGGTGCGATAGCGCACTTGGCAATGGTCGAGTGGGCCGCCAAACACCATCGTTTCGAAGAATGCCGGGTTCTCGATAAAGCCGTGGCCGACCGGCAGAAAGATCGTCGAGACCCGCACCCCGTCGGCGATCCACGTCTCGGCGACTTGATGGTCCTTCTCGACGGATGCGAAATACTCCTCGAAGGTCTCGCACTGGACCGGCGTGTGGTTGTCGTCGAGGCGCCAGAACATGCATTTGGTGGGCGCGAGCCAGTCGACCATCGCTAGATCTCCCTGTTAGGGTGGTGTCCTTGAGGAGTTCGCAAATCGCGTTGAGGGGTGCCCTCAAAACCAATGCAGCCCGTGCGCGAGCAGCGCCCACGTGCCGACAAAGCCGCCGATCGTAAACCGCAGCAACCAACGAAAATCGGCGTGCAGCTCTCTACTCTGCTCGCGGATGTCGGTGCGCAGCCCCTGCAATTCGGTGCGGAACTCGTGCAATTCGGTGCGGAACTCGGTGCGCAGCCCCTGCAATTCGGTGCGGGATTCGGTGCGCATCTGCCGCAACTCGCTTCGGATGTCGGCCAGTCCCGCCGCGGTGTCGCGCGCGATCTGCTCGAGCACCGCAACCCGCCGATCGATGTCGTGCAATTCACTCATGTCGGCGCCCTCAATCGCTGCGCCGCATACCGCCCCACAGCGCGCGTGTAACCTGCTGCTGCCCTTCGCTCTCCTTTAACGCCGGCGTCGCTTCCGCCATCGAACGGAACCGCGAGCGGGCGACCTCATAGCGCCAGCTCTCGGCCGCAGCGTGGCAGAGGCCACACCACGGATTGAACTCGCCTGATAGCAGCTTCGCCTTGACGTTGGCTCGGAGAAGTGCGCCGACGGTCGCCTCGGCGGCGCGGCGATTTTCGGCTTCGCCGGCGGTCGCCATTATGCAATGCCGCTGCGGGCACAGGCATTGCGCAATCCAGACACGACGCTCTTCGGTCATACCGGCGGCGTCGGCCACAGATCGCGCCGCCCGCGTATCACGGCGAGACCGCGACGGATAACGACGTCGATATCGGTATTGCTGATCTCGCGGCCGCCGACCACGGCACGCCAGCCGGTCGGACCAAACGCCACCTCGACGCCGCAGGCCTGCAGCAGGCGCAAGCTATTGTCGCGCTCGATCAGCTCGACCAGCTCGGCGCCGAGGGCTTCGACAATTTCTTTTCGATCATTCATTGCAAGGCCACTCCGATGCGTCTTTACGCCTTTGGGAGAGCTACAGCAACAACGCCTGGCCGGTAACCGGATCGATTGCCCGCGCCCCTTTGCGGAGATTGCACTCCATGCAGGCGCAAACGCTGTTCTCCAGGGTATCCTCGCCATCCTCCGATAGAGGGATGACGTGGTCGTGCGTCGGTCGCCGCGTGGCCGCGAAGGGCGTTTTGCGCCAATGACAATGGGGCGATCGAGCAATGAGAGCGTGCCAATCCGCCAGGGTGAAGGTACTTCCATTGCCCAATTTGCGAGCGCGCCGACGATGCACGGCGTTGCGCTTCGACGATCTGCCGACCTCCGTTCGATAATACACTCGATTGTACGCGCGCTTCTTCCCTCTTAGCGTCTCAACGTTTTCGAGGCGATAACAACGCTGGGCCCGCCGAACGGCAATACGGTTTCTGACGTAGTGCCGCCGTTGGCCCGCCCTCACCAGCTCCAGTTTTTCACTCCGGTATCGACTCAAATATTCGGCTGTGCATTGCCTGCACTGCGTTGCCAATCCGTCAGGCTTCGTTCGGTTTTTGGCGAAGGCTTGACGGGGTAATCCCCGGCTGCAGCCGCCGCAACGTTTCACGTTTGCATCAGTCGTAGACACCGGAAATCTCTAGGAACGCATCAATGAGATTATTCGGAAAAATCGAGAAGGTCGAGGTGCAAGCCGACGACACCGTCAAGGTGCACGGCATTGCCTCGACCGAATCAATCGACGATCAGGGGGAAATGGTCAAGGCCGAGGCGATGCGCGCGGCCTTGCCCGACTATATGCGCTTTCCCGCGATCCGCGAGATGCACCAGTTGCAGGCGGCGGGTACCGCACTCGAGGCCGATGTCGGCGACGACAATGTCACGCGCATCGTCGCACACATCGTCGATCCAATCGCCGTCGCGAAGGTCAAGAACCAAGTCTACAGGGGGTTCTCCATTGGCGGTCGGGTGACAAAACGCGAAGCCGGCAATCCCAAGACGATCACCGGGCTCGTCCTCAACGAGATCTCACTGGTCGACCGGCCCGCCAATCCCGAAGCCACTTTTGACTGTTGGAAAGCGAGTATGGCAGGACCTCCAGGGCCTATTGCGGCAGGTGCTGCCGCGTTCAATCCGCCGATCCAGATCTGGTCGTGCGGCGACACCAGGCACCACCACATTGCCAAGGCCGACGCGATCAAATGCCTCGAAAAGTCGAGCCAGCAGGATCTCGCTGCGCCATTGACCGCCGAGGGCGACGCGGTTGACGCCGCGCCCGGCAATTCGGGTTTGGTTGCGGATGGCCAAGCGCAACCGCCCACTCAGAGCGCGATCGAGAAGCGCGCCGGCGAGGGCGCCAATACCGCGCAGGCGGCGATCGACGCGGCATTGGCCGCGATCGAGGCCGGCACCGTGGCGCTGGCGCCAGCCGCCGATGCCGCAGCTATCGCCAAGGGCGGCGATGCGGCCAAAAGCCTGCCCGCCGGGGCGCAGCCCGGGGCGAAAGCAGGGGGATCCGTTGGGGGTCCCGAGGGCGCCAATGGGGGCTCCACGCCTTATGCCGTTGTGCTCGACACCGAGGGGCGCATCCGCGCGGCGTGGCGGTACATCCACAAAGCCAAGAACGCCGGCAAATATTCCGGAAAATATTCCAGCGAGCCTCTGAGCGCGCTCAAGGCGCACATTGTCGCCGCCTGGAAAGAGACGATCGACCCCAATGGACCAAAGGGGGACGGGCCACCCGCCGCGAGCGAGAAGGCCTCGCTCGCCGAGCTTGCCAAGAGCCTATGGGACATCGGCGACGTCGCGCAGATGATCGGCAGCCTGCGCTGGCTGCGCGAAAGACTGGCGCTCGAGGCGGCGATGGAAGGCGACGAGTCGAGCCTGCCGGGCCGCGCCGCCGCGATGTGCGCCGATCTCTGCCAGTTCCTCGTCGACCTCGTCGCCGAGGAAACCCAAGAGGTGCTCGAGGGCACCGAAATCCCCGAACTCATTGACGGGCCGGTCGCCCCAATGGGGGGGGTGGCGCTCTCGGTCATCACCGAATGCCTACGGAAATCCATTCCCGATCAACCCAGAGCGGAGGCGCTCGTGACTCTTATTTTAAAGGCGGGCGCCAAGCACAACGCCCGCGACCAAGCATTACTCGATGTTGCTGCCACTGCGATGCACAAGGCGATGAACCTGGCCTCGTGCATCAAAGGCGACCGCATGCATTTGGGCGATGCGATGAAAGCGGTGCTCGACGAGGGCGCCACTCATCTCAATGCCGATGGCCGCGAAATGCTAGAGGACGGCAACCCCGAGCAGGGCGCCGCGGCCGCCACACAGCATTCGACGGTCGACACCGGCAAGAACCCCGAGACGACAGCGCCGAACCCGACGGGCGCGGTGCCGGCAGCCCCGGTGCCGGGTGCCGCCAAGGCTGCCCCCGGCAGGGAACAGGGGCCTGCCCCTGGCAGGGAACAGGGGGCCAGCGATGCGACCGCACTCGCAATCATCGAGGCCTTGCTCGCAGCCCCCGGGCGCGATGTCGAGAAGGCCGGAGCCGGCCACAAATCGCTGATGGAAATCGCCCATCACTGCATCGCCGCGGTCGCCGATGGTGAGACCTGCAAGGCCGATGGCAGCAAGCCGTCACGGCACACCGGTGCCACGATGGCGAACCTCGACAAGGCGCATTTCCACCTGACGAAATGCGAAGGCATGGCGATGGTCTGCAAGCATGCCCCTGGCGGGGAACAGGGGGCCGGCCACGCCACCAAGGAGGCACCGGGCGGCACCCCCAATTCTGCTGGCGAAGGTGAAGGCCCCATTAGCGCCAAGGGGGGGCCCGCCATCGATACCGGCAAGGCAGCCACCGCCACGACCACCGCCACGACCACCGCCACGACCGGCGCCACGACCGGCGCCACTGCCGGCGAGCCTCTGATCAAGGCCGAGTTCCTGGCGGTCGCCGAAGGCAGTCCGGGCCTCGAGCAATTGATCAAGACGACGACCGGCCTCACCGAATTGGTGCAGGGGCTCGTCACGCAGAACCAGGAACTGCGCGCTCGGGTCGAAGACATCGCACAGCAAGAGGTGCCGCCCAAGGCGCTGGCTCGGGTCGCCGGCGGTGCAATTGGCGGCAATGGGGGGCTGACCAAGAGCCAGGACAATGCCGGCGGCACCACTGCTGCCGCGGTCGATGTCACCGACGCGCTGGCGCACATGAGCGACGACGATGTGACCAAGGCGCTGATCAAGCGCTCGTTGCGCACCCCGCTGAAAATTCACGGTTTCACCGACGCGCCGGCGCCAGGGCGCGCGGTCAGCGGCAGAACCTGATCCTCGGCATCCGATAACCCCCGAATGGACCCGCCCATCCAATCCCCTCGGGTGGCGGGTTTTTTGTTGCCTACCGGCCGGGCGAGCTCGGCCTGACGGCGTCAGGCGAAACGCAGTTTCGCCAATAGCCCCCCTCTTGGGAGGAGTGAACCCCAATGCAACCGATTACCCAGGAATCTCTGGATCTGATGAAGGTGGCGCTTGCGTCCCCCAATGACGAGATCGCGAAAACGATCTCGACCGGCACGGGCCTCATTGCTTACGATCTGCAGGCCCCGTCGAAAAACCTCTACCCGTTTGTCACACCGATCCGCAATGTCATGCCGCGGATCGGAGGCGGCACGGGGACTGGGACCAACTGGCGGCAGGTCAATGCCATCATTGGTTCGGGCTTTGACGCAATGGGCTGGGTCCCAGAGGGTCAGCGCTCTGGCCAGATGAGCTACAACACCTCGAACAAGGTCGCGTCCTTTGTCACGATCGGCGAAGAAGACGCGGCGACCTTCGAGGCGATCAGCGCTGGCCGCTCGTTCGAAGACATCCAGGCGAAGATGACCTTCCGCCTTCTGCAGAAGATGATGCTCAAAGAAGAGATGGCGATCCTCGCCGGCAACGCCTCACTGCTATTGGGCACCCCGGCGACGCCGAGCCTGTCGCCGCAGACCAACGCCAACAGCACACTGCCGACCGGCACGTACTACGTCAAGGTCGTGGCACTCACCCTCGAGGGCTACCAGAACAGCACGGTCCTCGCCGGGGTTGCGACCTCGAAAGCGATCACCGGTGCGGATGGCAAGCCCTACACATTGTCGGGCGGCTCGTCCAACATCTCGGCCGAGAGTGCCGGCCAGGCGGTCACGATCTCGACCAATGCGCTGGCGATGACGACGACCGCGATCCAGGGTGCGGTCGCCTATGCGTGGTTCATCTCCACTGTGAACAGCGCCGGCACCGAGACATTGCAGGCGATCACCACGATCAACAGCTATGTCCAAGCGGTACCGCTCGCCACCGGCAACCAGCCGGCCTCGGCGATCACCGCCGACAATTCGGCCAACCCGAACTATGCCTATGACGGGCTGCTCACCACGGCGCTGAAATCGGGCAACAACGCCTATGTCAAGTCATTGGCGACCGGTACCGCCGGCACCGGCACCGTGCTCACCGCCTCGGGCCGCGGCTCGGTCACCGAGATCGACACGATGTTCCAGGCTATGTGGGACAATTTCGAGCTCAGCCCGACCGTGCTCTATGTCAACAGCCAAGAGCTCAAGAACATCACCACCAAGGTGCTGACCAACAGTTCCGGGCCCTTGCTGCGCTATGAGGCTTCGGCCGATGGCAGCGGTGGCGAGTATCAGCTGACCGCCTCTGGGGTGATCCAATACTACTACAACCCGTTCGCGATCAATGGCGGGTTGCGCATCCCGATCCGCATCCACCCGCGCGTACCGCCGGGGACGATCATCGGCTGGGCCGAAAACCTGCCGATCCAATACCAGTCGAACGAAGTGCCCAATGTCGCGGAAGTCAAGACGCGGCAAGACTACTACCAGATCGACTGGCCGATCGTCACCCGCCAGCGCCAGGTCGGCGTCTATGCCGAAGAGGTGCTCGCGGTGTACGCACCGTTTGCGATGGGCGTCCTCACCAACATCGCAAATGGTTAATCAAATCAATCGGGTAGCTTGACCTATCGGCGTTCCAGTCAGTTAAGTGGCCGGGTCAACAGCGGTGCAGCGAACACCGCCATTGACCCTTGACCACCAGCTGATTGGACCAGCCGATGGCCCGCGCACCTTTACCCGATTGTGCCTTCTGGCTCCATCGCAAGCGGGTCGCATTCTGCGCCGAGAGAACCGCATCGCAAACGGCTGATTTTCACCCCCCGCCGGGCCGCAAAATCCGGCGGAACCCCGCCCCTGGCGCGATGCGGCGTGCCAGGGGCGGGTCTATTTTTGCAAGGAATTCCCATGATGAAATTCGCATTCCCGGCGCTGACTGCGGCGCTGATCCTTTGTGCTGCTTCCGCGCATGCGCGCGCCGGCACTGTCACCGGCACCCTCTCGATCACGATCCAGAAGCCGCTGCAGATCGTCTTCACCCCGGCCGCACCGACGATCCCGTGCACCAGCGCACCGGGCACCGTGGTTTCGGCTCTCAGTGTGACCGGCGGCACCGGCAATCCCGCGACGTTTACGGCGAGCAGCGGCGACACCAGTGATTTTGCGGTGTCCGGGGCGAATGTCATAGTCGGCCCCAATGGCGTCAATCCGGCCAATTGCGGGTCGGTACCGACCGTGGCGATCACCGCAAGTCAGCCGTAAATGCTGACCGCGGCGGCGCTCACGTTGCTGTTCAGCGCCTCGGTGCCGTGCGACGCGCCGCCGGGTACCGTCGTGGCGGTGTTGAAGAGCGGCGGCAACGGCAACCCGATCACTTACCAGATCATTGGCGGCGACAGTGCCGATTTTCGCGTTCGCGGCACTGTCATCGTCGTCGGTCTGAACGCGATCGACCCGAGCCATTGCGGCTCGACCCAAAGCCTCACCGTCACCGCGACGCAAAAGTGAAAGCCGCAGAAAAGGACAATGTCGCATGCCGGTCTATGTCGCGCTCGTCTTTTGCCTGATGGGCTCTTCAGCGCAGCAGAGCTGCCTTGAGATCTACCCCGATGAGGAGACGAGCTTGGCCGGCTGTGCGATCCGCGGCCAGGAGCTCGCCGCACAGTGGCTCGAAAACCACCCGGGCTATCAATTCAACCGCGCGCGGTGCCGTATCGGCGAGCCTTTCCCGCACCGCCAAGACATCTGAGGTCCACACACACACCGCGGACACCGCGGTGACCGCGGAATTCCGAGAGTTTTGCCGTCCCCACAACCGGTCAAATAGGCGGTCAGCCATGCCGCATGGTGTCTACGATCGCTCGCTTTATCCGCGCTCGCACAAATACCGGCGCAACCCCAATCCCGAATACGCCGCCTGGAAGCGCGCCCGCCTGCAGGAGAACCGCGCGGCACGCGCGATCCGCGACGAGGCGATGCGCAAGATCAGCAAAACCAAAGCCGCATTGGCGGCACTGAACGAAAAGGAATTCCCGTGACCGATATCGTCCTCGTCAACCGCTCGACCGTATTGAGCGACGCCGAAATCCAATCGGTGATCCCGGCCTTCCAGGCGCAGGTCGCCGAAGACTGGCTGTCGCATTGGCCGGGCCGCGGTGCCAATTTGCACTTTGCCGGTCTGCGGGGTTTGGTCCCGGTCGGCATGTGGCCGCTCTACATCCTCGATGTGACCGATGTCCCGGGCGCCGGCGGCTATCACGATGACGACAGCGGGTTGCCACAGGGCAAGGTGTTCGCCGCCGATGCAATGCAGTACGGCGAAGCCTGGACCGTCGACGCGACGCACGAGCTCCTCGAGATGCTCGGCGACCCCGATGTCAACACGATATTGCCGATCCCGCACACGCGACTGCATTGCTATCAGGAAGTGTGCGACGCGGTCGAGGCCGATCGCTACGGCTACACCAAGCCGCGCTGGCCGCACGTGCGGCTCACCGATTTCTGCTACCCGGCCTATTTCACCGGCGGCCACGGGCCCTATGACGCGATGCGGCATCTGACAAAGCCGGCGCCGGCGCTGTTGCATGGCGGCTATCTCGGGATCGAGCTCGCCAATGGCGAGTGGACGCAGATCGTCAAGCAGGATCTCGACGGCAAGCTGAGCCGCCGGGCGCAGCGCAATGGCCGCACCTATCGGCGCCTCGGCCATTTGGGCCTCGGTGCCTTGGGGCTGGGGCAGCCGTGATCCTCGTCCTCCCGGCGGGCGCCGAGAGCGCGCCGATCTCGCACGGCACCACCTCCTACCCGCCGTTTCGCGCCGACCACACCGACCCGGCCAGCCCATGGCTCGTCGACGTGCCGCCCGAGGTCGCCGTCCATCTTTGCCACAACGCAGGATTTCATCCATGGACACCGCAGGAACAGTGATTTTTCAGACGCCCCACCCGCTGGTGCCGCTGACGCATCGCGACGGCGAACCGCGGGCGGTGTCGTGGAACGGCTTCTCGTTTCCGCCCGACGAGCGCGGCATCAACTGGCTGCCGGTCGAGGCGGTCAGCGAGATGACCTCCTCGCACGGCATGGTCGGCGTACCGGGTGCCGTGGCGTCCGATCCGAAGCATGCCCCCCTGCTTTCGCCCCAGGCTGGGCCCTGGGGGGCAGGCTCTGGCGGGGAACCGGGGGCCAGCTCGCGTGAGCTCTATATCGCCGAGCTCGAGGCCTCGAACGCGATGCTGCGGGCGCACATCGCCGAGCTCGATCCTGGCAGGGAACAGGGGGCGCCCGCCGATCCGGCCGCCGCGAAGGGCGAGCAGACGAGCGATGGCGGTGCGGTTCGCCCGACCATCTTCCCGGCCGAGGGCGACCACCCGCTGGGCGGCCCGCAGCCGGCGTTGCAAGACCCGCCGATCGCGGCCGAGGTCGCCGCGTCGGCTTCCGCACCGGCGGCGAAGGTCAGGAAAAGCTGAGCGATGTCGGGAGCACAGACCGCCTGGGACCAAGCGCACGCGGCACGGCGCATCCGCGAGATCGCCGACAAGCTCGACTCGCCGCATGCCGACAAGACCTACCTCGCCAAGGAAGACACCAAGGCCGAGCTGCGCCGCGATCTCTTGGCGATGCTCCCGCTCGGCTACGGCGTCTGACGTGCCGGGCAATGCAATACATCAATACTCCGCCTGCCGCTCGGCTACGGCGTCTGGTGAACCGGGCGCTGGAACGCCGCCGTCGTGCAACCGAGCTCGCTTACGAGAGGTCTTTGGTGATTTCGGAACGTGAAATGGACGGGAATGCACCCGGCGACCGCGATGCCGCAACCGGCGCATTGCGGCGACCACCGGAACGCATGCTGAAGTTTTTCGCCTACGCGCACCTGCGCGAGGATCTGCAGGCGGTCTCGAAGCCGTTTGCCGAATTGGCGCATCACCTCGTCGAGATCGTGCCGGCGGGTCCGGAGCGCACCGTCTGTCTCAGGAAACTTTTGGAGAGCAAGGACGCCACCGTCCGCGCCGTCGCCATTCCCGAGTGAGTTTCGGGCCAGTTCGCGCCGAGTATCGCATGCTTTGCTCTCGGGATTAACGGGCTGGCCCGTCACCACAACTCGCGCCCGACTGACAACTCGCGATCCATCCGCTCATCCGTCGCCAACCCAAGGGGGGTTGCAAGCAATGCAAAGCTCACCACAATCCGTGCGCCCTAGTCCCGAGCGGGCGCACCTCGCGATCGCCTACAAGAATTTCGCCGCCGCCAAGCACATCAGCCATATCGGGCTCGGCGTGACGGCATTGACCAATGCGCGGATGTTGAACGCCGCGGGCTATTGGACCGAGGTCTGGCCGGTCACCTCGGCCGCCGATCTGGTGGCAAAGATCGAACAGAGCCGCAAGGGCACGCTCGCGATGAGCCAGGTGCCGCTGAGCCACGTCGTGATCAGCGCGCCGTGGATCCCGACCACCGATCTGATGGCGTTGTGCAGCCGATATCACGATGTCGAGTTTACCGTCGTATCGCATAGCAATGTCGGCTTTCTGCAGGCCGACGCCAATGGCGTGCGGTTGTTGCGCGAGGACTCGGATCTGCAGACCAGCACGGGCAATTTCAAAATCGGCGCCAACAACAAGAAATTGATCGAGTGGTGGCACAACGTCTACCACATGCCGATGCGCTGGCTGCCCAATATGTACGACCTCAGCGCCGCCCGCACCGTGGCGCAGCGCTGGCAGCCCGGCAAGATTTTGCGGATCGGCTCGTTTGGCGCGACGCGGCCGTTGAAGAACATCCTGACCGCGGGTGCGGCGGCACTCGAAGTGGCGGGCCGCCTGCAGGCGGATCTTGAGTTCTGGACCTCCTCGGGGCGCGCCGAGGGCGGCGGCGATACGATCACCCGCGCGCTCGAAGCGCTCTATGCGAATTTGCCGGGGGTCACGATCATGCAATCGGGCTGGCAGAGCTGGCCGGCCTTCCGCCGCATCGTGCGGCACATGGATCTCTTGATCCAGCCGTCCTATACCGAGAGTTTCTGCATGGTCGTCGCCGATGGTGTCGCCGAGGGCGTGCCGTCGGTCACCTCCGATGCGATCGATTGGGTGCCGCCGCGATGGACCGCGGCCTCCGACGACGCCAACGACATCGCCGCGGCCGGCGTGGCCCTGTTGCACAACCCGAACGCCGCGGCGGACGGGCTCAAGGCCTTGACCACGCATAATGCCCAGGGCCTCGCCACGTGGTCGCAAATGCTGGTCGGCAAGCCGACATTGGCTGCGGTCGGGTAATGCCCAGGCAAACCGGCCGCCTGCCGCCCGGCGCGGAATTGCACGGCGGCGACGGGTTGTCCGCCGAGATCCCGAGATACCGCTCGTTCAACGAAGTGAAGGCGCTGCAGATCGCCCGGGTCGAATATTCCGCTGCGGGGCCGGCGATCTATTTCGTCGACCAGCGCTTTGGCCCGCTGCCCGCCGAGCCACTCATGTTCGCCCGCTACACGCCGGTGCCCGGCGATTACTGGCTGCTCTACCGCGACGGCGACAAATCGATTTGCCCAAAGGCGGAATTCGAGGCGGGTTACACCGCGATCTTCGATGACCCGTCGGATATCCCGCCCTATGTCCGCATGGCGCAATCCTCTCGCACACGCATTGCCTGATGGGCATTGCCTGATGGGCATTGCCTGATGGAATGTCCGCATTGTGGCGGGTTGATCGACGCGGGTGCTCCACAGCCGCTGTTGCATCCGACGTTTGATGACGCGCGGCGCTGCATTGTCGTGGATGGCGAGGCCCGCCGGACGACCAAGATGTGGTGGCGGGTATTGCAATTGCTGCGCGAGCGCTTCGGGCGGTTTGTCCCGTTCGACTTCCTGGCGAGCGCTTCCGAGCGGCTCCCGGGTGACGGCGGCAGCACCGAGGCGCTCAAGATCCACATCATGCAATTGCGCCGTGCGCTGAAGGGCAGTCCCTTCGCCATCGCGACAAAGCGCGGCGCCGGCTATGGCTTGTTTGCGGCCTCCGACGTCGAGTTCATCCAGTTTCGCCAAGACCGCGGCCAAGGCGGGCGCCTCAGCACGCGCCTGCGCGCGACATGGGCACCGGGGTATCGCCCCATAGGTGAGCCCAACATGATTTTGCCGGGAGGGCCGCATGGCAGCTGGCGATCTGACGACCCTCGCTGACGTCAAGGCGTGGCTCAACACGAGCGGCACCTTTGGCACGACCGATGATGCGATCCTCAGCCGATTGATCACCGCGGCGAGCTCGTTTCTCGCGCGCTATCTCGGGCGCGACGTCGTCTTGACCAATTACAGCGAGTTGCGCGACGGGCTCGCCGGCAACACCTTTGTCTTCGCCAATTACCCGGTCACTGCGGTCTATGGGGTCGATGTCGGCGGCGTCAACATTCCGCCGATCCCGCGAACCAGCGGCACATTGACCACCAACGGCACGACGGCGGCCGGCAACCCGACATTGAATTTCGCTGCGGTTGCGAGCTGGATCATCGCCGGCATGGGGATCACCGATCCCACCACCCCGGGCGCCATCCAGGTCAACACGACGGTGCAATCGGTGACCGCGACGACGGTGGTGATGAACCAAGACGCCGCCGCCCCGGGTGTCGGCTCGAGCGATCTGATCGTGTTTGGTCCGGCACCCGGCGGCATCGTCATGCCGCAGATCACCGGGTTCTATCCGCCGATCGGCTACAGCTACACGCCGACCAAATTGGTGATTTCGGGCTACCCCGTGCCGCGCGTGCCGCTCAGCGTCAGCCTGATCTACCAGGCCGGCTATCCGGCTGTGCCGTATGAGATCGCGCAGGCCTGCATCGAATTGGTGGCGACCCGCTACAAGCTCGAGCGCCAGCATCCCGGTGTCACCGCCGATCATATCGGCACCGCCGCCGGCGACGGCGTCACTTACAGCCAAAAGGACATGAACGCCTGGATGGCCAGCACACTGAAGCAATTCAGGGCGGTGGCGCCAGTTTCGGCAATGCCCAGGGGGTATTGATAAGGGGGTATTGATTACGGTTCGCGGGTTTCCAATTCCCGCACGCGGTCGCTGAGGCGTAATTGCTGCTCGGCAACCCTTTGTAGCAGATTGCCGAAGCCGCCGACAAGATTGACCAGTTGGCTGACCTGCGCCGAGAAAACGGCAACTTGGTCTTTGAGAGCCAGTTGATCGGTCGTCAATTGCTGCACGAGACGACCGAGCGCCGCCACATCGACGTTCTTCGCGACGCCGTCGATGTCGGCCTTGGTCGCCATCTCGGCGCGCACACCGGCGATGGCGGCTTCGAGATCGGCCTTGGTCGTCATCTCGGCGCGCACACCGGCGATGGCGGCTTCGAGATCGGCCTTGGTCGCCATCTCGGCGCGCACCCCGGCGATGGCGGCTTCGAGATCGGCCTTGGTCGCCATCTCGGCGCGCACACCGGCGATGGCGGCTTCGATGCGGGACAAGTGTTCTTCGCTCATGCGCCGACGGTACGGCGCGGTTTTGCTTAATGTCAACGCGGCAATGTGCCGATCGAACGGGGGTATATCGCAATGAACATCGCAGGGATGGCCGACGACATCCCGATGCAGCAGGCGCTGGAGTCGCTCCGCACGGTGCCGCAATGCGGCAATTGCCCGTTCGCCGAGCGCGACGCCGATGACGGGCTGCTCTATTGCCGCGAAGACTCGGCCAAAGCGCAGGCCGTCTATTATTTCAAGCCGCCCGAGCCGAAGCGGCCGGTTCTCACCGCCGCCGGCGCCCAACCGATATCAGCGCCCGAGCTCGTCGTGCACGGCATCATCACCTATTGGCCCGAGGTGCGGCCGGAACAATCGTGCTGGCAGCACCCCGAGCGGCAGCGCGAGCGGCAGCGGCTCGAAGGCATTGGCCTGGGCCTCCAGGCCGCGGGCCCGGCTAAGTGAGCTTTACCGCCGAGTGGCGGGGGCTCGAGGAGCTCCGCGTCAAATTCGGCCGCTTGCCGGGCGCGACCCGGCAGCGGCTCGTCACTACCGTGCGCGATCTCACCGAGCTCGTCGCCGAGACCGCGCGCGCCAATATGGCGCGGCTCTTCCGTGGCCCGGTGGCGCAGATCTCGACCGCGCTCAGCGATAGCGGCGAGGTCATCACCGGTACCATCACCGCCGGCGGCACGCCCTACGCGGGGATCCACGAGTATGGCGGCACCATCCACACGCCGGAGATCTTTCCGGTGCACGCGCAGGCATTGCATTGGGTTCCCAGTGGCGCCAACGGGGGGGGCGGCGATGTCTTTGCCCGGCATACCGCCGCGCACGACACGCGGATCCCGGAGCGCTCCTATCTGCGCTCGGCGTTGACCCAGCGCGAGGCCGACATCATGGCGGCGTTTCACGGCACCGTCGGCGACCTCGCCGCGGCCGCCTGATTTGGGGCCGCCTGATTTGGGGCCGCCTGATTTGGGGCCGCCTGATTTGGGGCCGCCTGATTTGGGAGTGGGCGGATGTTCAGTGCCGATTTTACCGCGATGCACACGCTCGTTGCCGCGCTCGGCAACCGCATCCCGAGCGGTGCGCGGTTTCGTGCGCTGGTGAGGAGGGCGATTTATGGTCTGTCCGCCAACCCGCGAGACCGTCTTCCAGGCGCTCTTCAACCTGGTCGCGACGGTGCCCGGCTTCAAAGTGACGACGCGGCGCTATATCCGCCCGTCAGCGGTCGAGGCGATCAACACGCCGATCCTGATGACCTGGGAGCAGCCCGAAAAGACTGAAGGCAGCGAGCGCGGTCTGCGCAAGCGCTGGTGGGAAGTCTGGCTGATCATCGTCTACTACAACAACGACCAGAATGTCGCCGGTGCGACACTCCTCAACCCGCTGATCGACGCGGTCGAGGCGGCCTTGATGCCCGACAACCCGGTGCACCAGACGCAAACCTTGGGCGGTCTCGTGCAGGCGGTCTATATCGACGGCGCCACGGTCAAGGCGATCAGCGACGTCGATATCGACCACGGCCAGGGGGGGGCGGTTATCCCCGTCAAGATCCTGGTGCCATGAGAGGACGGTCCATGATCACGCGAAATCTGCGTTGCCTTCGGCGCGCCGTCTTGATCCTGTTGCTCGCCTCGGGGTCTGCGCATGCGGCTGACCTCCCGGTCGCTGTCAGCACTCCGACCAGTGGGATCCTTGCCACACCCGACGGTAACTTTTCCTTTGGCGCACAATGCACCGGCAGCGATTGTCCGGCGGCGCAGTGGCATGTGAGCCGCAACGGCACGGTCCTCGCCGGCGTCTCGGGGATTTGCTTTCGCGGCATCAACGGGGCCGATCCGTATCTGATGGACGGCTATGGCGTGTGGTTCCAGTGGAGCCCGAGTGCCGGCAAATTCGCCGCCGCGGCCACCGCACCCGGTCCGCTGTGCGGGACGCTGCCCTACACGGCCGATGGCCAGTCCGGAACAACGGTGGTCAGCGCCGCCGGGACGTGGAGCCTCGGCGCGGCGTGCTTCGGCTCCTTCGCGACCCTGCTCAACGGCTCCCACGTCGGGAGTGGGTGCGGCAACCTCTACACCGTGCACCATGTCGGCCAGGTCTATATCCGGGACTCCGCCAACAACTGGTGGCAATGGAACGCATCTACGTCTGCGTGGAACAGCCTCGGCACGACGACCCAACCCTAATTCGGCGGGACCCCGGGATCATCGCGTCCTGTACCGACCTCCCGCCAGGGGGATCCGTTGGGGCATTTCGCACGGCACAGCGCGCCGCCAGCGTCTTCCCGCCTCGGGTTTTGATAAGTAGGTTGGACGCAAGAACCTATTCCCGAGGTTGGACGCAAGAACCTATTCCCGGCTCGCCCATACCTTCGAGCATGCGAGCCGCAAGTCAGGAAATCATTGAAATGACCGACGGAATAATCAACGACACCGCGACAGTCGAGAGCACCGCCATTCGCGTGGCACGCCTCGCCGCGAGTCTGCTGACCCCGGCCGACGCCAAGGCAGCTTGTGCCCGGGCCCAAATCTTGCTCGAGGAGTGGCAAAAGGAGCAGCCGCACCCGCACACCTAACCGAAAGAACTGGAGGGTCGCTCATGTTGCTCGCTCTGCCCGAGGTCACGCTCGTGTGTATCGACAATGTCGCGCAGGACCTCGCGCGCCTGGCGTTGCGCGACACGTTGCGCCAGATCACCCCGGCCGCGGTGCTGTTGTGGACCGATGGCGGCGGCAGCGAGCCGGAGTACGACTGGATCCGGGCGCGCGAGTTCCCGTTCCACGAGCACGGCAAGCAAGCCGCCGATCAGCCGCTGTGGTACGAGGTGCCGCACCAGGTCGAGACCAGCCATTTCCTCACCGTGCAATGGGATGGCTGGGTCGTCGATGCCGGTCAGTGGGACCCGGCGTTTCTCGATTACGACTATATCGGCGCACCCTGGCCCTGGCATCCGCCCGGCCAGAATGTCGGCAATGGCGGGTTTTCATTGCGCTCGCTGCGGCTCGCGCAGTTCCTCGCCGAACACCGGAAGACCTTCCCCTACCGCTACCCGGAAGACGATGCGCTCGGCCGGCTCTACCGGCCGATGCTGGAGAGGTGCGGGTTCCGCTTTGCGCCCTATGAGCTGGCGGCGCGGTTTTCGTTCGAGCATGGCCACCCGCCGCCCCCCTGTTCCCCGCCAGGGCCAAGCTTTGGCTTTCACGATGTGCGCAATTGGGGCTGGGTATTGAGCGACGAGGAGATCGCTGCGCGGCTCGATGCGGCGAGCGCCTATGTCGTCAATAAGACGCAGCTCATCGCGCAGATGCTGAAAAACCGCGACACGATCCGCGCCATAGATCACGTCAAAGGTGGCGAGGCCGCGCGATGATCACGCCCGACACCTTCTACGCGGTGCTCAGCTATCCATTACGGCGCTACCCGTTCCCGGCGCTGATCACCTATTTCCTCGACGAGGTCGATCTGGCGGCATTGCGCGAAAATGCGTTTCCGCTGCAGTCGCGCGAGAATGACCAAAGGACCAAGTGGCACGAGCGCTTTTATGCGACACGCGAGGTCTGGGGTCCGCTCTACCAGCGATTCGTGACCGAGTTCGTCGCCAGGCAATTCTGCGAGCCGTTTTATTACCAGGCGATCCCGACCTTTCGCGTGCAATTGCCGGGCAATGTCGCGGTCGGCGCTTGGCACAGCGACGCCGAATACGGTCACCCGGCCGGCGAAGTGAATTTTTGGCTGCCATTGACGAGTGCGGTCGAGACCAACTCGATCTACATCGAGGACCAACGCTGGGAGCGCCCGATCTACGCCTATCCCGGCGATGTCGTCGTGTTCGACGCGGTGGCACGGCAGCACGGCAACCACATCAATCAAGAGCGCTGGAGCCGGGTCAGCTTCGATTTTCGCTGCCTGCCGGTGCGGCTCTACCGCGAGGGTCCATTGGGATCTGGGGCGCGTTCGGTCAACATGGGCTGCCGGTTTGCGCCGGGCGAGTATTATGCGGCCGAGCCCTGCCCCGGTACCGCGTGATGCGAGAGCGGCCTCAAGTAATGATGGCCCGGCGCCGGGTGTGCCGCCACAACGCCAGCGCCAGCACAATCCGCTGATCCACCGCGGCCACATGCGCGTCCATTACCGCTCTCTGCCGGCGCATCGCCGCAAGATTGCGCACGGTCAGCGCCAAGCATGCGATTTGCACGGCCAGCACGACGAAGTGGATCGTCAGGTTGGACATCATAGCGCCCTTACCCGCTAAAACGCGTGCACGCGAAAATGAAGATCAACGGCGATTGCGATGGCCGTCAAAATGCCACCGCAGACGGCGGTGGCGAGGACGGGTCGCCGATAAGCCATATCGTAAAACCTCGCGAGCATCTGCCAATCCCTTAGATCGCGGGGAAATCGCCGAGGACCAATGGCAATTCGAGGATGCGCAATTGCGGCCGCTGGTGGCGCAATTGCGTCACCCACATCGTGAACAGCCGCTCGCTCATAAAGCCAAAGGTGCGCGACTGATAGCCGTCCGCCGGCGGGATGATCGCCAGCATCACTCTGGTCATGATCATATCCCACCAGGTCATGTATTCATTGAACAGATCGACGCGCATCACGAACATATTGGCGCGGTGGATGAAATCGATCTGCGCCGCCAGGGTTGTGAGTTCGGGCGAGGGAAGTGCGTGCAGCAGCGTCTGCCAATCCTCGGCACTGTGCGAGCGCGCATAATCGGTGCCGAGATCGGGTGCTGCCGGCCATTTGCGCGGCACGATGATGTCGGCATGGTTCAGGGTTCCGTTGAACCAATGCGCCGTCAGCCCGGGCTCGCGGCGCAGCCAATCGGCCGCACTCACCCGGAACTCGGCGACCCGGCCGGCACTCATCTCCCCGGCGAACGCCCGCCGGTAATGCTGGAAGCCGACATAATTGCCGCCACCATGGGCCGTTGGCGGTAGATGCTGCCACACCCAATAGTGGCAGCGCATCTCGGCCAGGCTGTGGTGATCGGTGAGGGTCGGCGGTTCGCGGTCGGTCTGAAAGACCGGATCGAGCGGGCCTTCGCCGGCCTCGCCGACAATGAACGGCACAAAGGTGTCATCGGCCATGTACCATTGCGGTACCGCGTGGTGCACGGTGTAGACCTTGAGTTTCATTCGACCTCGACGGGTGGGCTCAACGTGATGATATCGAACGGCTTTGGGTGATAGGTGAACCGCCTATTGGATTTGAGGGCATTGTTCAGCGCTTCACCCGTCAGCGCGACAAGCCTTATGGCTAGATCGCGTGCGGCAACCGCGTCGGCTGCCGGCACGCGCAGCATGCCGCCGACCTTCACCTCTAGCTCGATCTCATAGAGCTTCATTGGAACAAGGCGGCGGTTCTCCTCACTCAGTGTCTCTTCGATCATCATCACTCCTGCTGCATGCGGCGCAGCCAATGCCGTGGGCCTTTAGCCCACAGACTTGATCCGTGGCGCCACCAAAAGCCGCGCTCTCCCTGCACCGCGGTTCGGAACGGATAGAGGCGAGCGCAATAATGACCAATCGCCATTGCCGCGAGCAAGCGGGGCATGATCTCCTCATCGTCGGCTCGGGGCTCACCGGTGCGACGATCGCGCGCCTGGCGAGCGATGCCGGCTATCGCGTGCTCGTCCTCGAGCGCCGCGAGGTGGTCGGTGGCAACATCCGCGATGCGGTGCACGAGAGCGGCATCCGCTATGGTCTCTATGGCCCGCATTACTTCCGCACCTCCTCGCGCAAGATCTGGGACTTTGTCAATCGGTTCGGCGCGTTTCGGCCGTTCGCCGCCGAGGTCAAGACGTCGGTTGACGGCCATCTCGAAGACTGGCCGCTGACGAGCGAGTATCTCGAACGCCGGTGGGGCCCGAAGTGGCAGCAATTGGTCCCGATCTATTGGCAAACCGATCTGCGGCATTTCGAGGATGCTTGTCTCGCTGCGATGCCGCGGCAGGCCTATGATGATTTTGTCCGGGGTTACACCGCCAAACAGTGGGGTGCCGACCCGCGCGAGCTCGAGCCCGGCCTCGCCAAGCGCTTCGAGATCCGCCACAGCGGGCCCGATGGGCGCATCGATCACCGGCTGAAGACGAGCCGCTGGCAGGGTGTGCCGGTCGACGGGTATTCGGCACTGGTCGAAGCCATGCTGGCCAATGAGGCCGCCGGGGATGCCGCCGGCGCGATCGAGGTGCATTGCGGCGTCGATTACCTGCAGCGTCACCAACACATCGCGCAATCGGGTCGCAATGGGCCATCGACCGTCGTGTTCACCGGGCCGATCGACGAATTCTTCTGGTTTGATCTCGGCCGGTTGCGCTACCGCGCACAGCAGCGCGAGCTGAGCTGGCTGAAGGGGTCGCCGCCGCTCTACCCGACGGTGCAGACCAACAACCCGAACCCCGCGGTGCCGTGGATCCGCGTCATCGAATGGCGCCACATGGCATCCGAGATCGGCCCACATGGCGCCCATAGGGACGGCGCCCATGGGGATGGCGCCTATGGCGGGACATTGCTGACCGAGGAATATGCCTATTCGCCGAGCGATCCCGACGCCTACGAATACCCCTACCCCGCAGCGAAGGATCGCGCGCTCTACCAGAGCTATCGCAAGCTCGCCGACAAAGTGCCAAACGTGATCTTTGCCGGGCGGCTCGGAGAATACAAATATTGGGATATGGACCAGGCGATCGCGCGGGCGATGAAGCTCTTTACCGCCAAGATCCAGCCGCGTCTCGAAAAATGAACTGCCGCAACTGCGGGCCGGGATGTTCCGGTCGTGCCGGTAGCGCGCCCATCCCAGGCGTCGACGGCCGGCCTTAGCCGTGTTGCTCCACGCCACCGCAGGCTGCAGCACTGGAGATCTTAGCACATGGGTTGCCCGTGCCGCCAGATCCGCGCCGCCATTGAGCATGTGCCGGGCGGCAAATTCCTCGTCGGCTTGTTGCCCGCACTCCCCCCAACAGAAGGACTTGCCATGAAAATGCTCGCCCCCGTGGCCGGGCAGTCATTCCACCTCGCGCACGGCCCGTTCTACCGCGCCGCGGCCGAGCGGGTGATTGTCGTCGCGGCCGAGGACGTCGCGGAAATGAGCCGGCTCGGCTGCGTCCCTGCCCCTGGCAGTGAACAGGGGGCGGCGCCGGTCGAGCCCGAGGCCGTGAAAGCCGACGCCCCGGTCGACCCGGTGGCGCAGGCGATCATGCCCAAGGCCGAGCCCGGGGCCGAGCCCGAGGCCGTCGGGTTTGTCGAGCCCGCGGAGCACCCAGTAGAGTCCACCGAGCAGTGATGATCGAAGCACCGCTGATTGCCCCGTCCCCAATGGCCCCTGGGGACGGCAAGTTCGTCCCGACGGCGCAGCGTTTCTTTCTGTCGAGTAAGGAATATTACCAGCGCGGCAATATCGGCGGTGCCGAGCATTGCCTGGTTTCGGCATTGCGCCTCGACCCCAACCATCACGCCGCACTGACGAGCCTCGCCTGCATTGTCCAGGACCGCCGCCAGTTCGCCGCGTCATTGGCATTGGCGCAGCGCGCGGTCAATCTCGAACCGCAAAACCCGGCCTATCTCGGCAATCTCGGCAATGCGCTGTTCCGCGCCGACCGCTATGACGAGGCCGCACGTTGCCATATGCAGGCGATCCGCATCGCCAGCGAGCGCCGCGCCGCCGGCGAAGAGGTCAATCAATTCGGGCTCGCCGGGCTGTGGCACAATTTGGGCCTGGCGCGGATGGCCGCGAGCCGGCCGGAGCAGGCGGTGCAATGCTTTCGCACGGCACTGGAACTGGCCCCGCAGGAGGCCCGCATCCGCCGCGATCTCGGCATCGCGCTGTTGGGTTCGGGGCAATTCGGCGAAGGCCTTGTGGCGCACGAAGCGCGCTGGGACGAACTGCAGAAAAACCCGATCTGGGATAGCGGCATCCCGCGCTGGGAAGGCCAGGATCTCGCGGGCCGAACCATCATCGTGCACCACGAGCAGGGCTTTGGCGACACGATCCAGTTCTGCCGCTTTCTGCCGTGGCTCAAAGAGCGCGGCGCGCATGTCATCGCCGCGGTGCCGCAGCCCTTGTTGCGGCTGATCGCGATTTCCGGCCTCGCCGATGAGGTCGCCGAAGTCAACGGGCCGCCGCCGCCCGCCGATTATCACTCGCCGATGCTGTCGGTGCCGGCCTTTCTCGGATTGACCCTCGAGACGATTCCCTTTGGGCCACCTGGCGCGTCAATGGCGGGAGCCCCCTATCTGCGCGCGCCGGATAATGGTTTGGGGATCCCGATCCACAAGCCCGCCGGGTGCCTGTTGACGGTCGGCCTGTGCTGGGCCGGATCCTCGGGCTATGTGCCCGACATGCGGCGCTCGATGCCGTTCCACCACATGCTGCAATTGGTCGATCTGCCGCAGCTCTCCTTTGTGTCACTGCAAAAGGGCGAGCGGGTCGCGGACATCGCCAACCACGGCATGCGCTCGCTGATTGGCGACCTCTCGGGGATCCTCGGCGATTTTGCCGACACCGCCGCGGCATTGATGCAGGTCGATCTCGTCGTCTCGGTCGACACCTCGGTGTTGCACCTCGCCGGTGCCCTCGGGCGGCCGACCATTGCATTGCTGTCGAACTGGCGCTGCTGGCGCTGGCTCACTGGCCGCGACGACACGCCGTGGTACCCCTCGATGCGCCTGGTGACCCAGGAGACCCCGGGCGATTGGCCGGGGGTCATCGACCAGGTCAAGTCAATCATTTGCGAAGCCGAGATCGAGTCGGAAACCACTGTCACTGAGACGCGGCCGCTCGTCGCCGCTTAGCTGCAATCCCGCGAGGAGGAGACAGTCACAATGGTAGACCGCGGTCCCTTCCCGCAAGCTCCGCAGTTCGACCACTACCTCGAATATTTGCGTGCCGTATTCCGGTGGCTGCTCGGCTATCCGGTCGGCCTGTGAGCCGCTGACCGATTTTTCGTTCCCAAACGCCCTTGGGCAAGGCGCTCGCCAACCATCGATGATCGTCGGCATTCCCTGCGCGGGAGCCCATTGGGGGGAGCCCATAGGGGGGCCGTCCGATCGATGCATCGCCCACCAGTGCCAACGCCGTGACGGCGTCGGTATCCCTTAGACGGAGTGTAATCAATGGTCGCCTACAATTTTGGCGTCGGTAACTGGTTCTGCAAGCGTACCGACACCGCCAATCAGATCCCGACCCTGCTCGGCGTATTGCAGGATATGGAAATCGACATCGACCGCACCTTGAAAGAGCTGATCGGGCAATACGCCTTGCCGGTCGACGTCGCGCAGGCGGCGATGAAGATCACCGGCAAGGGCAAATACGCCCAGGTCGCCGCCGGCAATATCAACAACACGATCCTCGGCCAGAGCATCAGCAGCGCTTCCGGCTTCCAGCTCGCCGCACCCGAGGCCGTGACACCCGCCGCGACGACCTTCACGGTCTCGCACGGCGCGACATTCTCCGAGGATCTCGGGGTGCGCTACCACGCGACCGGCATTCCGCTGCAGCCGGTTCCGTCCGGGGCGACCACTGGCTCGTATATCGCGGGCGCTGCCGCGGTCGGGCAATACACGATCGCCGCCGGCGATGTCAGTGTCGCGCTCGACGTCTACTACAGCTACACCGTGACGACGATGCAGCAGATCAGTGCCGTGAACCAGGTCATGGGCCAGGGCACGACGTTCGAATTGATCGGCTCCAATACCTACAACGTGTGCGGCACCAACAAGACGATCTCGATCAAGCTGAACCAGTGCAAGGCCAGCAAGACCGGGATGCCGTTCAAGAACGTCGACTATCTGATGTTCGACCTCGAATTCCAGGCGTTTGCCGATTGCTCCGGCGCCTGGGGCACGATTGCGATGTCCGACGCCTAATCGGTGCGGGCATTGTTCCTATCGGCCATCGGGGCCGCGCTGCTGGTTCTCGCCGGCTGCGCGGTCCCCACGGCCGATGCCCCACCGGCCGATCTCGGCCCGTGGCCGGCGTTTCACCCGGCCGAGGTGTCCGGCGAGTAACGCAATGCGCGATGAGTACACCTTTGGCATGAAGCAAGCCGCAGCGCTCGCCAAGGCGCTGGGGCTTGCCGCGTGCACCGCGATCGAATTCGGGGTCGCGGGCGGCAATGGGCTCGTCGCGATGGAAGAGGCGGCCCTCGAGATCGAGCGCGACACCGGTGTGGCTTTTGCCGTCGTCGGTTTCGATCTCGGCTCCGGGTTGCCGCCACCCACCGATTACCGGGACCTGCCCTATAATTGGCGGCCAGGTTTCTTCCGGATGGACCAGGATGCGCTGCGGCGAAGGCTGCGGCGCGCCCAGGTATTGCTCGGTGATATTGGCGACTGTCTGCCCGAATTCATCGCTGCGGCGACGGATCTTGGCGCGGTCCCGCCGGTCGGGTTTGTCGCGTTCGATCTCGATTACTATTCCAGCACCACGAAGGCGCTGGCGCTGTTCGAGGCGTCAGAGGCGCTGCTGTTGCCGCGGGTCCACTGTCATTTCGACGACATCATCGGCGATTTGACCGAGATCCATTGCGACTATGTCGGCGAGCTCTTGGCGATCCGCGAATTCAACGATGCGCATGGCATGCGCAAACTGGCGCGCATCAACGGCTTGTCGCACAAGCTCGGCATGGTCCGGGGTTGGCACGACATGGCGTTTGTTCTGCATGCCTTCGACCACAGTCGATATTGCGATTACGTCAGAGGCGAGCGCGACTGGCAATTGTCTCTGCAACAATAAGGGTGGGCAATGAGCGAACCAAGAATTCAGACGGTGATCCCCGGCTACGGGCCGGATGATTTCGCGCTGGCGGTCATCAAATCGGTGCAGATGCGGCTCGATTTCGGCAAGCAGCCGGAATTGTCGGAGCACCAGAACCAGGTGCTCGAAGACGCCATCGTCTGGTGCATCATCGCCTATGGCGGCCGGGTCGAGAACATACCGGCTGCCGCGACGGCACCCGATACGGAGCAGCGGTGATGGCCGACATTGCCGACATCGCGCAAGTGCTCGGCGCGGCTGTTCCATCGGCCGCTGCGCCATCCGCACTGCCGCCGCCCTTCCCCAATGGCAGCACGACCCAAAATCCCATGGCTCTGATGCCCGAGCCCAATGAGCGCGCCAAGGACGGCTCGACCCCGACGATCCACCTCGCCGGCAAGGAGTGGCCGATCCCGCTCCTGGCGCCGCGGCAGAACCGCATCGTCGTGCCGGCGGTCGCAAAAGTCACCAAGCGCATGCGCGAGATCGCCGAGGCCAAGCTCGGCAAGTTCGCTGCCGAGGAGAAGGCGAGCCTCGTCGCGCAGCTCGGCTCGGAGGCGGCGCTGCGCCAAAAGATCTGGCAGATCACCGATTTCTCGTTCGAAATCGCGATGGAATTGGAGCCGCAGTTTTTCGATGTGATCTGCGATGCGCTCTATTGGGCATTGACCCGGGCGCATCCGCAAACGACCCGGGCGCAGTTCGACGACATGGCGATCGGCATGCTGGAAATGATCGACGCGATCGGCATCGTCGCACAGCAGACCGGCATGATGAAGAGGTCCGAACCGGTTACCGCCCCTTTGGCCGAGCCGGGGAGCCCGAACCCGAGCTCCCCGATTGGGACAAGATCATCGCCCATGTCTGCAACCGGCTGAAGGGCTCGCGCTGGGAATGGTGGGAAGACGACCTCACGATGCCGCGGCTCAATGCAATGTACGAAGAATGGGTCGACGAGCCGCCCGCCGATCTCTTTGTCGCCTCCTATTTCGGCTACAAGAAGCCGCAGCGCACGGTCAATGCGTTCCAGATGCTCAGTGAGTTCCCGGGCGGCGTCATCGGGCTCAATTAGCCCGTTATGGCAGGCGCTGCAATCGCCGACCGAACTCGACGCCGGAAATCTGGCCGTCCCAATGCGCCACGAGCGCCGCCTGGTTGAGCCGCAACCAGTCACTGACGGCTTGCAGATCAGCCGAGGACAACCGCCCGGCAATCAAGCGTGGCACCGGACGAACTGCAACGACTGCGGTGTTGGCGATCGACATCCGATCGCCGTGCGCCATGTTGACCTTGACCCGAACATCATGGCGAGCATTGCCGCGGGGCCCGGCCCAAACGGTCATCGGCAAGCCGCTATCCGCCGGATAGATGTTCACCATCTCGTAAAGCTCGTCCTCGATGCCCTTGCTCATGCGGCTATTCTCCTATCGATGCCGAATTGAGCCATCCGACTACCTTCTCGTCGCTCATCGATCGACCCTATGGCTTCGACCTGGGCTTCGGCGGTTTGGCGCTCTCGGCGGCCTTGCGGGCCTTCTCGTCAGTCGCGAAAGTACATGCAGTTTTCGGGGCGACCCTAACCGCGCTTGGTCTCAATCGCAACGAGCCGACCCGCGACACCCACCAATCCAAGCACTCCAACGACGCCGATGACCCGGTTGCCCTCATTGTGGAAAGGGGAAATACGGCCCTTCCCACCCCCTAATGCCCGCGAGCAATGCCGCCGACGGGTGGTGCGCCTCATACAGGCACCGGTCCAGCGCGATGAAGGTCGCGCAGGCGTAGATCTCCTTATCAGTGTAGCCCCGGTCGTGTAGCAAGCTGAAGACGAACCGGATGTCGTCTTCTGCGGGGACCGGTGAGCCCCCCCTTTGGTGGAAGCCTTGGACCCAATCGACGACATGGTTCTGGCGGCTCCGAAGATCGTAGAGAGAGATCGCGGTCCCAATGGTCGCGACGGCTATGACCGCCACGGCTATGCCGAATGCGAGTCTGTTTTTGAGCTCGGTTTTAAACATGCTTGCTGTCCTGTGAGCCGTTCAACTACCTAAGATTGTAGCACATTGCACCATTGCGTGCATTGAAAAAGACCGCGGTTTTCCTGGGTTTTTCCATTCAACGGATGTGACGGAGGTCGACCATGCCCGACGGCTCGATCAACGTCAAAATCACCGCTGAGACCTCGGGCTTTGTCGCCGGCGTCAACCAGGTGGGGGCGGCGACACAGCAGCTCGAAGTCAGCCAAAAACAAATGGCTGCGGCGCTCGCGCAGACCAATGGCAATTTCGAAAAGGCGCTCGAACTCCTCGCCAAGGAGGCCGACGCCGCACAGGCGGCGTCCGCCGCCAATGTCAAATTGGCGCAGAGTGCCGCGCAGGCGGCACAGTCGACGCGGGTCCTCTCGCAGGCCGAGCAAGAGTTCGTTGCCTCGCTCTCGCGCGTCCAATCCGGGCTCGGTTCATTCGACGAGTCGGTCGCCGGCATCAATCGCGCGAGCGAGGCGTTCCAAGCCGCGAATGAAAATGCCGAAGGCCTCACCGAGGCGCACGGCAGACTGCAATTCGCCACCGCCGGCACGACGCGCGAATTCCTCGTCCTCGGCCACGAGGCGATGACCGGGAATTTCAACCGCATCCCCGGCTCGATCGTCGTGCTGCTCGAGCGCATGGGCTCACTGCACACGATCGTCAGCAGCCTTTCCGGCGTGTGGGGCGTTGCCGCGGTTGCCGGTGTCGGCGCATTGGCGGCGATCGGCTATGCCGCCTACCAGGCCATCGAAGGCGTGCTGGCACTGCGCGATGCGACCGATCGGCTGGTGCAGGGCGGTGTCGGCTACGAACAAGCAAAAACACAGGCGGCGTCATTCACCCGGATGCTGTCGAGCGAATACCACGAGACCGGTGCGCAAATCCGCGCGATCAGTGACGAATTTCGCAATCTGCCTTCCAACGCATTGGCATCGCAGGAGGGCTTCGCCAGGCTCTCCGAGGCGTTGGCCCAACTCGGACACACCACTGCGGCGGAGGAAGCCAAAAAGGTTGTCCAGGCCGTCAGCGGCGGTCCCGAGGCTTACGAGAAATGGGCTGAGAAGATCTTGGACACCAACGGAGCATTGGCCGAAAACGGTCAGTTGCTTCGTGATTATGTCAAGTCTCTCGAGGAAACACACCGGATCCCCGAGGCCTATGACGCGGTAACGCGAGCGATCGAGGGCGGTGCGGGCGGCCAGGCCGAGGCCCGTCAAAAGAAGACCAACGCGCTGCGCGAATATTATTCGCTCGCCGCGGCGATGGGCGAGGGCGCGATGGGAGGCCTGAGCGGCCTCACTGAAGTCTACCCAAAGGAGCTGCCGAAAGAGCATATCGGGGAAGAGAAGCGTCCGACACCAGCACAACTGCCCGAGGTCTCGGCGGGGTTGGACACCGCCTCCGACCTCACCAAAGAAGAGCAGAAGCGCAACACCCTCGGCCTGCAACTCAATCAACTGAAAAACACCCAACTCGCGCTAGAGGGGCAGATCGAAGGCGCGCTGATGGCGGGCAACAATGCCGCCGCTCAGCAATTGCAGACACAACTCGAAAACGTCAAGACCGCGCAGCAACGCCTCGAGATCGAAGCCGCGAACACTCATGGTGCTGCCGAGACCGAGCAGCACGCCGCGCGCATGGCGAAATTGCAGGGCGAGCTCGAAGCGCAGCGCAACAACGCCCAGGCGGTGATCGCCATCCGCCGGCAGATCGCCGACGAGGTCGTGCGTTACGAGGCCGAGGCCATCGCCAAGGTCCATGCGCTGGCGATTTCTGAACGTGAAAGCATCCCGGTCGCCGAAGCATTGCCGCGGGCCCGCGAGGAAGCGGCGCCGCTGGCGCGGCAGACCCCGACAGCGATCGCCGCGGAAAACCAATACCAGTCCGCGGTCCGCACGCAGCGCGAACAGGAGTTCAAGACCTGGATCGACCAGATGCGCGAGGCCGAGGCGCAAGCCGGGAAATCGGGCCAACAGCGCGTCGCGATCGAGGAGCAGGTCAACGCGGCGATCCGTGCCGCCGCGGCCGAAGCGCACCCGCTCGTCAATGCCACCGCCGTCGAGGCTGCCGACAAGCACCTTGCCGAGGTCAAAAAGCAGGCCGCGGACGAGGCGCTGCAGACAACCCTGCGCGATCTCGATGAGGAGGCGCGCCAGCATCAGAAGAATGCCGACCTGGTTGTCGAGATCGAGAAGAAGAAGCGCGATGCGGTCCGCAACCTCGAAATCCAACGCCTGACGGAGCAGGGCAAAACCCCCGAAGAAGCGGGTCAGCTGGCCGATCAGACCCCGGCCGTCAAACAGCAGATCAATGCCGTCACCGACGCGGAACGCAGAGCCGCCAAAGAACGTCTGCAGAGCACCATCGCGACCGAACGGGCCCGCGCCGACGAGACCGAAAGCGGCTCCACCGAGCGGCTCGCGACCGAGCGCCATATCCTCGAATTGCTGCAGCAGGCGCAGCAACAGGAGCTGGTCGGCGAAGGCGAGGTCCTGGCGCAGAAGGAGCGGGTTGCCGCAGCCGAACGCAGCCACCTCAATGAGGTCATCCGGCTCATCGAGTCCGACAAATCGGCACGGCTGAAGGCGCTCGACGAAGAGATCACCGCGGCCCGCCACAACGAGGCGGAAATCGAGCGGCTCTTGCGCGCGCGCATCGCGCTGATCGATGAAACCATTGCCAAGGAGAAGAAGGCCCGCGAGGACGCCGGCGTGCGGCTCGGCCCCGAGGCACAGCAGATCCAGAACAACAAGGACGAGGGCGAGCGCAGCGAGGGCAGAAAGCGTCTCGAGACCCAGCAGCAAAATTACGCCGACCAAGAAGCCCGGCGCGCGATCAAACAGCTGGAGAACCAGCGCCGCATCATCGATCAGCAGGAGCAGGCCGATCTGCACTCGGTCGAGCGCCGCCGCTCGATGGGCGAGCTCACCGCGTCGACCGCGGCCGCCCTCGAAGACCGCATCGTCGCCAGCCATGCGGCAGCGGTGCAGCAGATCCTGGCGCAAGAAGCCGCCAAGGCCAAAGGGAACGAAGAGCTCGAAAACCAGATCGCCGATCGCTCGGCGGAAGTGGCACAGCGCGACGCCGACAAACAGCGCGAGATCTGGGAAAAGGCAGAGGAAGAGCGCGTCAAACGCGCCAAAGACATCGACAAGGAATTGGCGAGCTCGCTCACCGACGCAATCACCGGCGTCATGGAGCACAAGGAGAGTTGGGGTCAGGCGATCGCGAAATTCTTCGAGCAGCAGGAAAAGAAGCTGCTCGAAAAGACCTTGCAAAAGCTGTTCGACCAATCGGGCATTGGCGAGCTGTTTGGTGGCCTCGGCGATATGCTGGGGTTTGGCGACAGCGACAAGCTGAAGCCCGAGGACCAGCTGCGGCTGGCGACCGGCGCCAATACCGATGCGACCAAGGCCAATACCGACGCATTGCGCGCGCTGAGCGGTGCGGGCGCGCCGGGCGGTGCTGGCGGCACGCCAACGATCGCGGGCGGCCAGAGCCCGAGCAAGACGGCGGCGGAATCCACCGCCGGCGAAGGCCCAGTGCCGGGCTCCGCCGCGATGCAATCGCAGATGTACCAGTGGCTGCTGGCGCACGGCTATTCGCCGAGCGCTGCAGCCGCGGTCATTGGCAATGCCGCGGCCGAGTCCCATCTGCGCACCGATGCCGTCGGCAAAGCCGGCGAACTCGGGCTGTTCCAGGAAAATCCGCAGGTCGGCAACCGGCAGGCGATGGAGGCCTATGCGGCGTCGAGTGGCCGGTCACCGACCGACTGGCAAGTCCAGATGGAGTTCATGGATCAGCAGCTCTCGAAGCTCGATCCAACCTTCAAAAAGGCCGGCGATGCGGCCGGCGAACTGGCGAAGCGGTTCGAGAAAAACCTCGAGCGGCCGAAATCACTAGCCGACGCGCCACGGCGTGCGGATTACGCCAATCAGGTCTATGCCGCACAGACCGGCCCACAGCCAGTCAACGTCGCACAACAGACCGGCCCACAGCTAGTCAACGTCGCACAGGTCGCCGGCACCACTCTTTCGGCGCCGGCCACACCGTCGGGCGGCGGGTTACCCGTCACAGCCGCAGCTCCCCCCTCTGCGGCTCCCGTGGAGCCCGCCGCCCCGACACCCGCGACCGAGCAAATGTGCCTGCCGCTCGCCGGCGGCGCCCCCGATAGCGTCCCGGCCTTTGAGCAAGGCGGCACCGTCGAGAGCACCGGGCTGGCGTTCGTGCATGCCGGCGAGACGATCATCCCGGCCGATGCCGCCACGGCCGGCGTTAGCGCCAAGCCCGGGTTCGTCGAAGGCATCGGCCAGGACTTTCAGGATTTCTTCGACCAGCCGATCGCACACGTCCAACAGCAGCTCACCAATCTGGGCGATGCGTTTGTCGGCACCGCGAATAATTACGCCGGGCAGGTCCGGCATATCCAAGACGCCGGCAATACCGGCGTGCCGGTGCCGGCCGACGATATGGCCAGCTTTGTCGCCGAGCATCTGCTGATCAACGTGCCGAGCGGCGCGCTCAGCGCCGGGGCCGGTCGGGCTGCGGCTGGTGAAACCGGCACCGCGCTGGCAACCACCGATCGCGGCACGGGGCAGCTCGGCCGCTCTGCGCCGGCTCCCAACGCACCACTGCCCCAACTCGGGTTCGATCCCCAGGTTGGGTTCGATGGCGGCGGCTCGGCTCTGAATACCCAGATCACCGAAGCGGTGTCGCAAGGTGTCGACAGCAGCGCGCCGTCATTCGGCAATGCGCTGGCGACAGCTAATGCCGAGGTGATCGGCAGCTCGACGCAGAGCTTTCAGTCGGCGATCCGATCGGCCAATGCCGATCTGATCGACACCCTCGGCCAGACCACCGCGACACTCGACAAATTCAACCTCGAGCTCGCCCCGCCGGCGCTCGCCCCGGCACTGACAACGGCTACCGCAACGGGCAACGGCACGGCCGCGGCGCACGCGACGGACCACAGCGCCACCCAGTCCAACGCACAGACCTCGCAGATCGCCCAATCGGTTACGGCCGACCAGAAGCTGACCGGCGACACCGCCGACAACACGCAGGCGACAAAGGACAACACGCAAGCCCTCCATGATTTGCAGAGCCCGACCGCGACGCAAGCTACCGTCCCTGGGACAGCTTCTGGACCGGGCGACCAGACCATAGACACCGGCAGCGGCGCTGGAACCGGCACCGGTACTGGTGGTGACTATCTGGGAATAGCGCAGGCAGCCTATGCCCGCGGCGACATCACCACCGGCGGGCGCTATGCCCAGTTAGCGGGCGGCTCGCCGATCATCACGGAGGACACCGCAGCCGGGCCCCAGCAGTTCTTCATGACCGGCGAGCAGACCGTCTCCTACCTGCAAGACATGAGCGGCCGGCCGACGATGAGCTCGTCGGAGGCCGAGGCCTACATGGCCTCGAGACCCGATCTCTTTTCGCAGCCGTACACTGGTCGCGACCTTAGCCAAGTTACGCATGAGGGCCCGCCGACCACCGGCTATCTGTCATCCCCTGAGCAGTTCGGCCCCGCCCTTGAGACCCGCGTGAACGAACTCGGCCAGCAATGGACCAATTACGGCCGCGGGTTCGAGCCGACCTCACAGGGCGATGATATCGGGCACCTGAGCAGCGGCCAGATCGTTCGCACGCAGGATTTGCTGCACAATCAAAGCCTGCGCGACGCTTATGCCAATTGGGAGGCCAACCCGACCAATCGCTCGCAGGCGATGACGCAGGGCGAAAACCCGGTCTTCGACGAGGCGGCGTCGCAGAAGATCCTGGCCGAGCAGGCGAAGATCAACCCGCAATCGCCGCTGACGACGACACCCGCCAATGTCACCCCCGCAGCGACGCAGCAATTGCCGAGCGACGTGCCGAGCTTCGATGATGGCGGCCCGGTCGACGAGACTGGGCTGGCATTGCTGCACGAGGGCGAATACGTCGTCCCGGCCGATGTCGTCAATGCTGCTCCTGATCGCTCAGACCCGCTGAAGCTCGGCGGCGGCCCGGCCACGGTGGCGAGTTCGGCGGTCGATGCCGCAATGCGCGTGGCCGGTGTCAGCGACACCGGGAGCGCGATGCGCTCATTGGCCGGGGTTGTCCCGGCATTGCAGCGCGGCGACACCACCGCCGCAATCGGTACCGGGCTCAGTGGTCTCGCCTCGGCCGGCATGGTGCTCGGCATGGGTGCCGGCAAGGAAGCCAAAGCCGCCGAGGCGCTCGATCAAGCTGCACGGAAAATCGCAGATACCAGCGTCCACGATGCCTATCACGGCGAACTGTTCGGCACGAAATCCATTTCGGAAAATGGACAAATCCGCGCCGCTGCTGATCTGTCGATCTACGGCGACGACGTCCAAATTCAGAACATCCACACGCGTGAGGACGCACGGCGGCAAGGCTCCGCCACCGCGCTCGTCAACGATCTCTTCCGCGAGTTCCCCGACAAAAAAATCCGCCTCTCAATGATGACGGACGAGGGGGCATCGTTCTTCCGCAATACCTACGACATTGACCGCGATGGCTACATAACGTCGAAGGGCGCCGCGCCGGGCGCTGGAATGACGCCGCCAGCACCATCGGGGCATGTCGCGCTCGACACCACCGACGAGACACTCCACCAGCTCTATCCATTGGCGGGCGAGAGTGTCGACGGTCGCACTGTGCGCGCGCATACGCCCAATCAAGACTCGATTGGCGCGTCCTTCGGCAACTATGAGGTTTTGTCGGGCGTCCGCGAGGTCCCGCTCAGTTATTTCTCGGGCAAGCCGGAGATCACTGAGCGCACCACCAAATTAGCCGCTGACATCAATCAATCGGCCGAGCTCGACCCGCTCATTGTCGCGGTCGACTCCGGTGGCCCCTACATCCTCGAAGGCGGCCATCGCTACGACGCGCTGCAGATGCTCGGCGCCAAATCCTTCCCGGCGCACGTCGTCCTCGATCTCGATGACCTCCCCGACACGCTGCCGTCGAAGTTGCCGCATCTGGCAGCCGGCGGCACCGTCACGCAGTCGGGTGCGGCCGTCGTCCATGCCGGCGAAATCGTGCTGCCGGCCTCGACGATCACACAGCAGCAGCCGGCGATTGCGACATTGCAGCCGCAGCAGAACGGCCTCGGCAAGGGCTGGGAGATTTGGGCCGCGGCCGGTGCCGCGATGCTCGCGCTGTTCAGCGGCAAGGGCGGTCTCGGCGGCCTCTTTGGTGGCGGCGACAAGGGCCAAGACCCGAGCGCGCAGGCGACCGACAAAAACACCGCGGCGACCGACCAGAACACGCAGGCGCTGCTGCAACACCAGACCGATCAGCCGCAAGCGGCGCCCGCCACGCTTGCCCCTGGCAACCCTGCCCCTGGCAGGGAACAGGGGGCACCGGCGACACCGAGTGCGACGCCGCCGGCCAATGCCGCAGCAACGCAACTGGCCAGTGTCGCGGCAACGCCAACCGGCACATCTGGTGGCGGCCTCAGCGACAAGTTGCTTGCTGCCGGCTTTACGTCACCGGAAGGCCCGCAGAATTTCATCAAGGGCACGCTCGACGCGGCCAATGCCGTGGCGCAAATCACCAGCCCGATCCCGGGCGTGCCGACGATCACGGCGAATTTGGCGGCGATGAACCGCGCCCAGGGCTGGACTGGGTTCGGCGATACCGGCAACACCGGCAACCCGCTCGTCATCAATGCCGACAACCCGCTCGGAACACCGCTGACGCCGTTTGAAGCGGGCAGCGACTGGTCGAGCGACGTGCCGAGCTTTGATGATGGCGGCCCGGTCGAGCAAACCGGGCTCGCGCTGGTCCACCAGGGCGAGTTCATCATCCCGGCCGATCAGGTGGCGAGCGCCAGCGACTCGCCGGCGGCCGGGTTTACCGATCCGTTCCACCCGATCGCGCAGATCGTCGCTCGAGTCTTTGGCCAGCCGATCGGCGAGCAGTATCGCGGGCTCACCGGTGCGCCTGACCCGACCGATCCCGACGACCCGCGGCGGGCGCCGAACTGGTCTTCCAGCGCCGGCGACACCAGTGCCGACGGCGATTGGTCCTCGGACTCGATGCTCGAGGGGGCCGTCATCCCCTCGGCCGCCGGCGGCGCCATCGTGGTTCCCGGCGAGATCGCGCCGGTCGCGACGCAGGGATCCGCATCGCCGACATTGCCGCCGATCCCGGGCCTCGGCAAAGGCTGGGAGATTTGGGCGGCGCTGCTCGCGCTCTTGATGATGCTGATGGGCAAGGGCGGGCAGAAGGGCCAGGCCAGCGGTGCGACGTCGCAGAAGACAACGCCGCTCGCCGCCGGGTCGGCAAAACTCACCGGACCGACCTCGGCGCAGATCTCGGGGCTGCCGGGCGGCAGCGCGGGCGATTTGTCGACCGCCGATGCCGCCGATCTCGGCGGTCAACTCGCGGCGCAGGATCTCGGCGAGGCCGACGCCGCCGAGCTCGGTGGCGAGCTCGTGGCGCAAGACTTTGGCACTGTCGGCATGGCCGATATCGGCACCGGCTTTCCCGATGTTGCCGATGTCCACGAATTCGCCGGCGGGGGCGTCATCCCGTCGGCCGCGGGTGGATTGCAGGTCCACGAGACGGCACTGCCGCAAGCCATCAAGAGCGGCGTGCGGGCGCTCGCCGCCAAGGGCGATGTCGCACCCTTCGCCAAGGGGCGGCTGACCAGCGCGCTCGGCGGTGCCCCGGTGGCCGATGGCAAAGGCGGCCAGATCGCCGTTGTCCACCCCGGCGAGATGATCTTGCCGGCCGCCGAGACGAGCCAAGTGCTCGGCGCGATGTCGTCGGAAGGCGGCGCCATCGTGCCGCCAGGGGTGATGTCGGCCGCGGGCGGCACCGTCGTCGGGCTGCCGGAGCAGCAGACGGTTTCCTCGCTCGGCTTTGTCACGCCGACCCTCGTGCCGGCCAACCCGCAGAGCAATCTGGCGGGTCTGACGCAGATCCTGGCGCTGCTCATGGCGCTGCAGAAGCTGATGGGCTCGGGCGGGCTCCTCGGGGGCCTGTTCGGCGGCGGCGGTCAGGGCGGTCAGGGCGGCGGCGGTCAGGGCGGCCAGGGCGGCGGCGGGCTGTTCGGCTGGCTGGGCGGCCTGTTCGGCGGCGGCGGCTCAGGTGGCGGCGGCGCCGGTACCGGAGTGCAAGGCCTGACCACGGCGGCCAACCAGGCCGCTCCCGCATTGCAAGGGTTGACCGGCAGCACGACGACTGCCAGCAGCGGGCTCACCGGCTTTTCCGGCCTGCTCGGCAGCCTCTTCAGCGGCGGCCAAGGCGGTGGCGGCGGCGGGATCATCGGTGGAGTCCTCGGCTTTGTGCCGAAAATCCTCGGCGGGCTCTTCGCCCTCGAGAAGGGCGGCGTCATCCCGTCGGCCGCCGGTGGCATGGTGGTTGGCGGCATGATGGTCGGTGGCGGCGGTGCCGTTGCCGATGGCAAGGGCGGCCGCCTCATCGTCGCGCACCCCAATGAAATGGTCTTGCCGGCGCCAATCTCGCGCGGCCTGCAGAATTTGATCGCCAGTGCGGCACCGCCGCCGCCGGATGGCGGGCTCGGCCGCATCCTCGGCATGACGATGATGGGCGGCCGGCAAATACCGCACTTCGCGCAGGGCGCCTGGGAGGTCGACCGCGACATGGTCGGCCTGCTGCACCACGGCGAACAGGTGATCCCGAGCAGCTTTGCCGAGGGGTTGCGCGGCGCTTCTGGTGGCGGGTCGCCCGCCGGGCCGTCGGTCAATTATGGCGACACCCACGTCCACCTGTCGGCGATCGACAGCCGCAGCGGTGCTGCTTTCCTGATGGCGCATTCCGACACCATCGCGAAGAGTTTCTTCCGGGCGCACCGCAACAACAGCCGCTTCACACCGGGCGGGTAATCGGGGGGCCGATATGAGTCAAAGAATATATCCGGTCTTCCCGGGTCTCAGCTACACCGTGACCAAGACGCCCGGTTGGGCGACCCGCATGCAGCGCGCGGTCTCCGGCCGCACGTTGCGGACCAGCGACTACGCCAACCCGATCTGGAATTTCAAGCTGATCTACGCGGTGCTGCACGACAGCCCGTGGTGCTCCTACACGAGCCCCACCGAATTGCGCACGATGATGGATTTCTTCAACACGTCGCAGGGCGCGTTCGATGCGTTCCTCTTGAACGATCCCAGCGACAATACGGCAACCGGCTCGGTTCTCGGCACCGGCGACAACACCAATACGCAATTCCAATTGCTGCGTGCGCTGGTGCCGGGCGGCCGCGGCGAGGCGATGATCGCCCCCAATGTCGTCGGCAATGTCTATCTCAACGACTCGCCTGTGGCCGGCTGGAGCGTCGACGACACCACCGGCCTCGTGACGTTTGCGACGCCGCCGGGGCCCGGGGTCGTTGTCACCGCCGACTTCACGTATTACTTTCGCGTGTACTTCCCGGACGCGCTCGATTTCGAGGAATTCGCTCATGATTATTGGGAGATCAAGCAAGTAAAGCTGACCTCGGTCGTGCTGTAATGCGGCCCGCCACAGCCGCCTTGCAAGCCCTGCTGGCGAGCTGGGGGCCGGACGTCAATGTGCAAATGGCCGACCTCTACACCTTCACATTGCAGGGCGGCGAGATCCTGCGCTATTCGAGCTTTCAGACCGCGCTGGTCGCGCCGGCACCCGATACCGACGACCCGCTGTTCACCTTCGCGCTCGGACCGCCGATCGAACGCACCAAGATCGTCGAGAAGATCGGCGTCGAGGTCGGCCACATCGAGGTCACGCTCTATGCCGGCGCCAATGACCAATTGGGTCTCGGCGGCACCCTGACCTGGCAAGCGGCACTGCAAGCCGGCCTCTTCGACGGTGGCTGGTGCCGCGTGTGGCGCGCCTATCTGTCGTCGGGCAACGTCGTCGGCACGATCAGCCGGTTTTTTGGCCGCGTCGGCGATGTCGAGATCGGCCGCACCAAGACGGTGATCCACGTCAACAGCCTCACCGATCTGTTGACCGCGCAGATGCCGCGGCGGCTCTTTCAGGCGGCCTGCACGCACATCTTTGGCGAGCCCGGCACCGGCATGTGCGGCTATGACCGGGTCAACGGCACGAACGCGGTGGGGGCGGCGACCGGCATTGGTGCGCAAACCATCACCTGCGATGTCACCTCGACGCAGAGCGTCATCTTTACGGATTTTGTGCCGAGCCCCTCGACGGCTTACGACAATGGCTCGATCATCGGCCTCAGCGGCCAGAATGCCGGCTATACGCGGACCATCGGCCAGCTCGACAGCAGCATTGCGCCGAGCGGGGTGTTTTACCTGAAGCCGTGGATCTTCCCGGTCGCGGCCGGCACCGACACGTTTCAGTTATTGCCGGGCTGCGACCATACCCTGACGACGTGCTCGGGGACCTTTCAGAACCAGCTGCGGTTTGGCGGATTTCCCGACATCCCGCCACCCGAGGCAGCGGTCTAACCTCCCATTCAATTGAGGCTTGTCAATGGTTGCAATGCTGGCTCCGCCAGGCGTTTTGGCTGGTGCGACGGTCAAACCGCTGTCCGGGACGACCTATACCGTCGACGCCAATCTGTTTGTTTCGGTCACCTCGCAGGTCGATGCGATCGCGTTGCAGGCGATGGGATTTTCGCCGGTCGCGACCGGCCGCAACAATTTTACCGCGGCGAGCGACCCGGCGGTCGGCAATGACAACACGCAGGATTACGGGCCGGGCTCGCTGTGGATCAACACCGCCGCCTCGCCGGGTCGCGCCTGGGTGTGCGTCAACGCCGCGACGAGTGCGGCGGTGTGGCTGCAGATCTCGATCGGCGCCTTGATCGCCACCGCCAATTCGGCGACCATCGCCGGCCTGACATTGAGCGGATTGATCACCCGCTCGGCCGCGACCGGGGTCACCGCGTTCAGCGGCGGCGGCCAGGGGAGCGCGACGCAGCTGAGCACCGAGTTCAGCAACATCACGACCGCGACCGCCGCGACGGCACCTTACGATTCGGTCAAGCCCAGCGCCGCCGCGGCCGCCGGGCAGAAACGCTTTATCGCCAACAACACCGCCAACCCGATCCAGTTCTTTGGCAATGGCTCGGAGACCGTCAACGGCTTTGCCAGCGGCACCGGCGTCACGTTGCCGGCCGGCTTTATCGGCGAGGTCTATTGTCCGGTTGCCGGCACGTTGCAGATCATGAACCTGCCGTCGTTCACAGCCGACCTCGCTTACAACACCAATACCGCGACCTCGGGCACGACCTTGACCGGGGCCAATATCAGCGCGGGCCAGCTCGAGGTTGCCTTGGCGATGACCGGCACGATGGGGGGCGATGCCAACGCGCAATTGCCGACCGTCGCCAACCTCGTCGCCGCGATCCCCAATGCGGTCGCCGGGCAAACCTACAAACTGCGCATCATCAACCAGTCATCCGCCAGTCACGTCTGGACGATCACGACCAACACCGGCTGGACGTTGAATGGCACGATGACGATCGCACAGAACACCTGGCGCGATTTCTACCTGACCCTGACGACGACCTCGGCCGCGGTATTGCAGTCGATCGGCACCGGCACGTTTTCGTGAGTCGGCTCACCTGCTGGGCAGCCTCGCGATTTTCTGCGGATGTGTCGGTGTGTCGGCCTCCGGCTCGTGAGGGGGGCTGGCTCGTAAGCGGGCTGGCTCAACGCTGGCGCGCGATGTAGGCGGGCCGGCCGAAAAGGTAGATCTCGTCGTCGCGGATCACCCGGCTGACCCAGCGCCGCGGGCGCTTGAGGCGGCGGGCGATCTGCCTTGTATGCAGACCATCGGCGCGCAGCAGGGTCACCGCGAGCGGTGCCATGCGCGGCCGCACCGGTATCGGGCGGCTCACGCCTTCCTCCGCTGGCGGCTGAAATAACCCTGCGGCCGCGGTGCCGCGGGCTTCGCCCAAATCCCGCCCGGCAAGGCCATCCCGCCCGGGAAGGCCGCGACGCGCGGGTCGCGGTCGAATAACCGCTGCTGCTCCGCCGCCTTCGCCACGGCCTGCGCAAGGCTCTGCGTGCGGCTGGCATCGTTCTCGTGACGTCGGAAGGGGTCTGCCATGTCGGTGCTCTCCGAGGATCGCGACCCGTCCACGATAACCCGTCTGCGCCAAGCCGTCATCGATGAGGCGCAGACCTGGCTCACGACGCCCTTTCACCACATGGCCTGCCTCAAGGGTGCCGGGGTCGATTGCCTCGGTCTGATCTATGGCGTCTACCGCGCGGTGGGCCTCGTCGGCGAGGTCAAGATCCCGTTCTACCGCCCCGATCAATTCCAGCACCGCGGCGAGGAAACCTACCTCAAAGGGCTGCTGCAACACGGCCGGATCGTCGAGCAGCCCGAGCCCGGTGACGTCGTGTTGTTCAAATACGGCCGGGTCTTTTGGCATGGCGCGATCGTCGTCGACTGGCCGCGGCTGATCCACGCTTACGCCGAGCGCCGCTGCGTGTGCTGGGGCAATGCCGAGCACGGCCGGCTGGCGCAGCACCGACCGCTCGTCTTCATCTCAGCGTTCTGAGAGGCGCGTATGAGCCTGTTTCGCACGACGACGCCGTTTCTGCAGAACAATGCGTGGCAGAACCAGGCGCTCAATGCGCTCAAATACAACACCAGCCAAGTCGGCTCGGTCGTGCCGCTGATCTACGGCACGGTAAAGCAGCAGATCAATCTGATCGCACTCGGCAATTACCGGGGCCCGAACGGCAGCAGCAAGGGCAAGGGGAGCGGGCCACTGCCGCTCGGCGGCACCAACACCGTGCAGGGCAAGGGCGGCGGCGGCAAGGGCAAGGGCAGCGGCAAGAAGGGCGGCGGCGGCGACTTTTCGGTCGATGTCGCGTTCGGCATGTGCCAAGGCCCGGTGACATTCAATTCGAACAACCTGATCTTTGCCGATGGCGCGGTCGAGGCGTTCGGCTCGTCGCGCGCCAGCGCCGGCAAGGGCAGCACCGGCAATCAGCTCAACTTCTATATCGGCAGTGACGGGCAAGCGGCCGACCCGACCTTTGGCGGGCTCGGCACCGGGGTCAATTATTCCGGCACCTGCTATATCACCGGCACGCCGGTGGATCTCGGCAAATCGCCGGCGATCCCCAACCTGGCGTTTGAGATCAGCGGGCTGCTCTACAACACGGGCGGGCCGAGTTTTCCGGCCGACGCCAACCCCGGCAATGTCATCGCCGATTTTCTGACAAACCAGCGCTACGGCGCCGGCCTCCCGTCGGATAATCTCGATTTTCTCGACGGGAGCAACGGCACTCTCAACACATTTGGCGATTATTGCCAAGCCTCGGGCCTGCTCGTCTCGGTGTCATTGGACGGCCAGCAGAAGGCGGCGCAATGGCTCGAGGGCTTGTGCCGATTGCTCAACACCGCGATCGTGTGCTCCGGCGAATTGCTCAAATTCATCCCCTACGGCGATGTCGCGCTGAGCAACAACGACGCGAGCTGGACGCCCAATCTGGTGCCGGTCTACGCGTTGACCGACGCCGATTTCCTGCCCTGGCATCCGCATCAGGACGGCGCCGACCCGGAACTCGGGCAAGACGACCCGATCATCCTCGCGCGCAGCAACCCGGCCGACGCGTTCAATTGGTTCTCGATCGAGTATTTCGACCGCGCCAATTACTACAATTCGACGATCCTCGCAGTCTATGACCAGGGTGCCATCGATCAGTATGGCTTGCGCATTGGCGACAGCCTGCCGGGCAAGTGCTTTGCCAATGCCGGCTCGGCGCAGGTCGCGGCCCAGCTCTATCTGCAGCGCGCGCAATTCGTCCGCAACCTCTACAAGTTTCAGATCGGCTGGGACAAGGCCTTGCTCGAGCCGATGGACCTGGTGCTGCTGACCGGCAGCGCCGGCGACGCCTACCTCGTGCAAGAGGCGGTGCGGGTCTTGTCGATCGAAGAGAATGACAATGGCGATCTGACCGTCGAGGCCGAGGAAGTCGTGACCGGGACAGCGGCGTCGCCCTCTCCGGCGTCCCCGGTCAACCCGGGCCCGAGCCCGCCAGGACCGCCGTTGCCGGCGCCCGCGTTGCAGATGGTTTACGGCAATTGGGGCGGTCGTGGCAACTGGGGCCTCGGCGAGCCAGACGCTGACCCGCCGCTGTGGTACCCCTGGGCAAGTCCCCTTTCTCCCCCGTCCTTTTCTTTACCTCCTACCCCAGCCGGTGTGACAACGAGCGGTCCGGCCGTCATTGTCGCGTTTGTCGCTTATGAGAATTACGATCTCGGAGACCCGAGTGATGTTCCCGATGTGGCGGTCATAAACGTCAGCAGCCCGAGCTTGGGCGGCTTTCAGCGCCGCGCCGTCCAGATCATGCAACCGGAATGGGTCGACCGGGGAACCAATTGCATATTGAAGACTGAATTGTGGTGGGCACCGGCGCCGACCCCGCTGACCAATGAGATCGTCACGGCGGATCTTGGCGGCATACCGATCCTCGGCACGATCGTGGTTTACGCCGTTGAGGGGTTCAGCGCCACTGGCATCATGACCCCGTGGGATTGTGTCCAGACGGTAATGTTTGCGATTTGGAACAGTGACCCCGGCGGGCCGGTGGGTGCGCCGCACTTCTACACCGGGCATGCCGACGGCATGGTGCTGCAATTCTCGGTCATGGACCCGATGAAGACGTTCCCTGACCCGGTTTCTGGCTACGACTACACCGGCTTGGATGCCGTGCTCCCGGGCGTCGCGCCGAGCATCCTGTTAGACGCCGGCTTCGTGGAGGAGGGGTTTCCGGTCGGTAGCATGGGCTATCAAACCTGCGCCGGTCGCTACTTCACGCAGTTTTCCAATGCCTACCTCGACGGCAATTTGATGACCTTCAACGGCCAGCTGGCGTACTGGCCGCAATGGATGTTCATGGCCGACGCGCTCTACTTCCACTGAGAGGCCGCAATGCCATTGTCCGCGATTTCGCCCTCCGGTGTTGCCACCGCGTTCCTCTATCCGCGGCAGACGGTGAGCAACGGCATGCTCAGCTGGGCGACCTCGGGCCAGGTCGATCCCGGCAACACCAACCGGCCGATCATCTTCGAGCCGCCGGCCGAGCTCACCAATGGCGAGCTCCTGGTGTGGATCATCGCCACCGGCATGAGCCCCGATTGGGCCGGCTGCGGCGTCTATGTCAGCCTCGACAATGCGACCTATGCGTCGATCGGCACGATCCTCGCTGGCGGCATCCAGGGGATTGTGAGCGCGCCGTTCGCCTCGGGCTCCGATCCCGATCTGACCGACACCTTGTCGGTCGATCTGACGCAGAGCCAGTCGCAATTGCTTCCCGCCACGCAGCAGGATGCCGATGATTTCGTCAGCTTGTGCTATTGCGCCAGTGATGCGGGTGGGGGCGAGCTCATCGCGTACACCGGCGCGAGCTTGACGAGCGCCTTCCTCTATGATCTCGGCAGCTATATCCGGCGCGGCTGCTACGGCACGACGATCGCCTCGCACGGCGTCGGAAGCAGTTTCGGGCGCATTGTCGCGACGACATTTTCGCAGAAATTCCAGTCCAACCTGATCGGCCGGACGCTCTATTTCAAATTTCCGGCGCTCAACTCTTATGGCGCGCTGCAGGATTTGTCGCTGGCGTCGGCATACCCCTACACGTTGACCGGCAGCGGCGGGCAAGCGGCGTACCCCTGGTATCAGTCGTTTTCGGTCGGCGGCAAATTCGGCGAGCTGGTCAAGGACGAGTGGGATAACCACTTCGAGATTTTCGACGTCCAGATGCCGGTGGCGATCGGTTTTGCGGCGAATTTTGCCGGCAGCCCGCCGCCGGGTTGCGAGGTGGCACCCGGTGCGGATGTCACACTGACCTTCCAGTCCGTTACTCCCGCCGGTACCGCGACGACCGTCGGCACATTGACGATCACTTCCGGGCAGAAGACCGGCAGCTATTCTTGCGCGGCCTTTACGGTGGCGCGCGGCAATCGCTTGCGCCTCTATGCGCCGCTCTCGGTCGACGCCGCCATCGTCGGGCTTTTTGGCACGATCGTCGGGGCGCGGGCCTCGTTTACGCCAGTGCCGGTCGTGACCGTGACCCAGGTCAGGGGGGGGTTTGCAATCCCCGACACGACGCCAGTGGGCACGGTACTGGCGACATTCGCGGTGGTCATGAGCGATGGTTCGCCGTTTATCGGCACCGTCGCGTTTGGCGCGCCCTATTTCGACGATGGCGGCATCTTCTCGATTTCCGGCAGTTCGATCGAGATCAACCCGAGCGGCCCGGGCATTGCCAATACGAACATCACGACGGTCGATCAGTTCACCTTGGTGGCGACACAATCATGATCACGCGCCTCTTGCTCGGCCTGGGTCTGGCGCTGCTGGGTATGGCCCAGACGTTCCAAAACGTGCCGGTCACAATTTTCCCGACGATCCAATTCACCCCGACCTCGCTGACTTTCCCCTCGACCGTGGTCGGCGCGTCGAGCGCAGTGCAGACGGTTGTCGCGTTAAACGCCGATGATTCTTTCAATCACAGCATCACGATCAGTCTGACCGGCAGCGATGCCGGCGACTTTTCGGAGACCGATGATTGCGCGGCGGCCAACCCGCTCAACGGCGGCAACGGGCAGTGCACCGTCTCTGTGACGTTCACCCCGACCGCGACGGGCGCACGGACCGCCAATGTCCAGGCGCTGATCACGTGGCCGGTCAGCGGCAATCTCTACACCGCGGCTCTCACCGGCACCGGCAGCTGACCCGCTAGACCGTCAGCTCGTTCCCATCAGGCGCCTTCGGGCGCTTTTTTGCCCGAGGAAATTTCATGTCGACGCTTTACATCGCCGAGGTCGAAAAGCTCGGCCTCGACAGCACGGGTGCGGGCATTCTGGCACCGCTGATGCCGCCCGCGGCCGAGCAGACCGTGGGCATCTCCGGGTCTTCCACCCAGAGCGACCCGTTCACCAGCAAGACCCGGTTTGTGCAGATCCACACCGACGCGATCTGCTCGATTGCGTTCAGCCCACAGCCGGGCGCCACACCCATGGCGACGACCAGCAATCAGCGATTGGGAGCGGGTGAGACGCGGTTTTACGCGGTCAACCCGGGCGACCTCGTCGCGGTCATCTCGAACTCGTAAAAGGGGAAAACCGATGATGGGATCGCGCGGCGCAACGCCGCCGGAACTGACGACGGCGCTGGCGCTGCTGGCGGATCTCTTGGCGAAAGCCGATCCGACCTTGGCCGGGCGGCTCGCCGCGCTGGCGGCCGAAGAGGTGCGGATCGCAAGCGCGCTCGCGGCTTTGTCGGTTGCCGAGCGCGAAGCCGCGGCGCGCAGCGCGCAGCTCACCGAGCGCAAGGCGGCCGTGGACGAACGCGAGGCCGCACTCGGCCGCCGCGAGGCCGATGTCGCCGCGGGTGCGGCGGCGACCAGCCGCCTGCAGGCGAGCTTTGACGAGCAGCGCACCGCCCTGGCTGGACGCGAGAACGAACTGAGCGGGCGCATCCTGCGGCAGACCAAGACCGAGGCCGAATTTGCCGAGGCGTGCCAGGCCAAGCGGGCGGCCGTCGCGGGCGAGCGCCGGACGGCGCAAGAGGATGCCGCCAAGCAGCGCCAAGAGGCCGCGACTGCGGCACAACAGATCCGCGCCGCCGCCGAAGACGAGGCGCGACAAATCCTGGCCTGCGCCGCCTCGGAGACTGCGCGACTGCGCGAGGAAGTGCAGCGCCGCGAGGAGCGGGTCGCCGCCCGCGAGCAGGCTATCCGCGACCGCGCTGCGCAATTGAAAGCCGCACTCGGCGCCGAATAAGCGATGGCGACGAGTGCCCGGGCCGGCGGTCTCGCCCGCGAGGTCATTCGCGCCAATACCCCGCAGGCGCGCGTCAGCGGCGTCGTCCGCGAGGTCCTGGTCCAGGACGTCGCAGACCAGGCGAGGATCGGCGGGGTTGTCCGCGAGGCGCTGGTCACCACCGCCGGCAGCAGCCCGGCGACCAAGATCTACATCGACGGGCTGGTCCGCGAGGCGCTGGTCTTCTGGTTCGGCCCGGCGCAGCCGGTGCCGCCAGGGCAGGCCAAGAAATACCACTTCACCGACCATCGCGAGCCGGAGGACCTTGGCGACTGGCCGTTTTTTGTTCGCCGGCGGGCCTTCCCGATCGTCCCGTCACGGCAGCACCGCGTCCTGCCGGTCCACCACACGGCCGCAGATGAGGCCGAAGACCTCTGGCCGTTCTTCATCCGCCGGCCGGTCACGCCGCTGGTCTTGCCGCGGCCGCTATGGCAGCCCTGGCTGCATCACGCCTTCGCAGACGACGACAGCACCGCCGAGGACCGGTCATTTCTCATCCGCCGGCCCGCGACGTTCGTGGTGCCGGTGGTCACGGTGCCGGGAGTGCCGCCGCGCCTGTGGCTGCGCCAGCTCGATGAGACAGAAGATCCCGATTGGCTCTTCTTCATCCGCCGCCTCGCCACGGCGCCGATCGTCTGGATTGCGCAGAAGCCTTGCCTGTTTTTTGCGACCGATGCGCAAGAGGACAGCGGCGCGCCGCTGTTTACCCGCCGGTTTGCGCCGGCATCGGCTCCGGCACCGCCGACGATCATCGCTCCTCGCGACACATTGTTCATTGCCAATATCGCTCGCTGGATGGGCCGCGGCGGCGCCTATTAAAGACAAGGGAGAGGGCCGATGGCCGTGCAGTTCATCGAGGGCTTTGACAAGTATGGGCCGGTCAACTCGGTCACCAGCAACGTCGCCGCGCTGCTAACCGCCGGCGACTGGAACACGCTCACGGGCTCGGTAACGATCGTCGCCGGGCTCAGTTCGACCGGCAATGCGATCCTGGTCGCTGTCAGCGGTATTGCCGCCAAGACGCTCTCCAGCAACTTCTCGCGGCTCATCGCCGGCGTCCGGTTCGCTGGGCCGCTCACCAACAACGCCGCACTCATCGGTTTCTTCGACAGCGGCACTGCGCAGTGCACGGTGACCCTCAACACCACCGGTGCCGTCAGCGTGCGCACCGGAGCCGTCGGCGGCACCGCGCTGGCGACGTCGAGCGCTACGGTCAGCGCCAACGGGACGCACTATCTCGAGGTCGACATCACCTTCGGGGCGTCCGCCGCCTACCAAGTCTGGCTCGACGGGGTCAGCATCCTGAGCGGCACCGGCGCGACCAAGACCAGCGCGAACAGCACCGCCAACCAGGTGTGGCTCGGTCAGAGTGGCGGCGGCGCGTTCACCGCCGACGATCTCTACCTGTTCGATTCCTCGGGCGGCACCAACAACGCGGTGCTCAACAGCAACCCGCGGATCGAGACGCAGTTGCCGAACGCCGACAGCTCGGTGCAGTTCAGCTTTGGCGCCGCGATCCTCGGGACGGCCCTCTGGACGACCAACACCGTCAACGCGCCAGGCGCCAATCAATTGTTTCTGCGCAAATTCACCGCCGGGCCAGCCGGACAGCTCGCCAGCGTCGCCTGCATCCCGTTCGTCGCCAGCGGGACCGCCAACTTCAAGGCCGTGGTTTACGCCGACAGTGCGGGCTCGCCGACCGGGTCGGCTTTGGCCACCGGCGCCCAAGTCACCGGCACGGTGTCTGGTGCGACCTTGACCAGCGCCTTTGCCAGCCCTCCGACCTTGTCGGCCAGCACCGCCTACTGGCTCGGGTTCATCACCGACACGTCGCTCACCCTGCAATTGGCCGACACCAACTTGACCGGCGCAACCAAATCCAACACCTATGGCTCGGGGCCGCCGACCAACCCGTCAATGACGACGAGCCAGGCCAGCTGGATCATCTACGGCAACCTGACCGGGGTCGCGGTCAATTACTACGAGACCGACATCAACCCGCCGCCCGGCGACATTTCCTATGTCTTCTCGTCGAGCTCCGGGTTCGAGGACCTCTATTCCTTCCCGGCGCTGACGACGACCCCCAACAACATCTACACCGTCGCGGTCAAGGGCAACATCAAGAAGTCCGACACCGGCGCGCGCACCATCACCCTGCAGTGCAAATCGGGCTCGACCGACAGTTCCGGCAGTGCCGCAGCGGCGACCCCGGCGACGACCTATGGCTGGATGGACTCGTTCTTCGACACCGACCCGAACACCGGCTCGGCGTGGACCGCAACCGGGCTCAACAGCGCCACCTCCGGCGTCAAGGTCGCATCCTAAAGGAGCCGGGCAATGGGGCTACTGTTCTGTGATGGCTTCGACAAATATGGGACGCCGACCGATCAGACGGTCACCGCCAACATCAGCGCCGCGCTGCTCACCGAATGGACGAGCGACAGCACCACCAGCGGGTGGTCAATCCAGTCTGGGCTCAGTGCCATCGGTTACGCCCTCACGAATAGCCTCGCCGCGACCCTGACAAAGACGCTCGCGACGAACTATTCGCGGCTGATCGGTGGCGTGCGGTTCGCCTCGGGCCTGACCGTCTCCACAGGTGGCGTCACCTTGCTGGACGCGGGCACGGCTCAGTGCAGCATCACGCTCAGCACGAGCGGACAGATCGTGATCAGGACCGGGGGCACCAGCGGCACGGCGCTCGCGACGTCGACCCAAAGCACCTCGGCCAACGCGACCCATTACCTCGAATGGGACATCACTTTCGGATCGTCGGCGTCCTACCAAGTCTGGCTCGACGGGGTCAGCATCCTGGGCGGCACCGGCGCGACCAAGACCAGCGCGAACAGCACGGCCAGCCAGGTGCAGCTGAGTTGTCAAGGCATGACGTTCGACGATCTCTACCTGTTCGACACCTCGGGCTCGACCAACAACGCGGTGCTCTTGACCAGCCCGCAGATCGAGACGCAATTGCCGAGCGGCGACAGCTCGGTGCAGTTTTCGTTTGGTGCCGCCGTGCTGGGGCAGGCAACGCAAGGGGTATCTGGCACCAACGCGCCAGGCGCCAATCAATTGTTCCTGCGCAAACTCACGACACCAGCGCTGAGCTGTGTGCTGAATTCGGTGGCGTGCATCCCGGGCGCGACCAGCGCCGGCGCCAACTTCAAATCGGTGCTCTATTCCGACAGCGCGGGCTCGGTGGGCGCGCTGCTCGCGACCGGCACCCAGACCACCGGTGCCGTCAGCGGCACGGTCCTGACCAGCTCGTTCTCCTCCGGTCAGACGCTAACCTCGAGCACGGCTTACTGGCTCGGCTTCATCACCGACACCTCGGTCGCGCTGCAGGAGGCGGACAGCCTTCTCACCGGCCAGAACAAGGCCAACACCTATGCCTCGGGCGCGCCGGCTTCGCCGACCGCGCTGACCTCCGGGGATCCGTCCTGGGTCATCTACGGCAATCTGACGAGCACCGGGGCCAACTGGTTCGAGGAGAACATCAACCCGCCGCCCGGTGACGTCAGCTATGTGTCGGACAGCACCAGCGGGCACGAGGATCTCTATTCGTTCCCGGCGCTGACGACACCAAACCCGAGCTCGGTCTATGCCGTCGTCGTCAAAGGCTACATCAAGCGCAGCGACAGTGGTGCGCGCACCATCAGCATGCAGTGCAAATCGAGCGGCACCGACAGCCCTGGCGCCAGCGTCAGCCCCGGAACCAGCTATGGGTGGATCGACGCCAATTTCGAGACTGACCCCAACACCGGGTCGGCGTGGGCGGCGGGTGCCGTCAACTCCGCGACGTCGGGCTTCAAAGTAGCCTCGTAATGACGACGAGCGCCTGGGCTGGCGGGCTCGCGCGCGAAATCATCCGCGCCAGCACTCCCGAGGCGCGCATCGGCGGGGTCGCCCGCGAGGTGCTGCTCGCGGAGAGCGGCCACCTGCACGCCGGCGCGCTGCGCCGCGAGGTCATCCGCGCCGGCACCGGCAGCCTCAGCGTTAGCGGCGTCCGGCGCGAGGTCCTGCTCATCGACGCGCCGGCGCCAGCGATGCGCAAGCCGTGGATCTGGCTGCGCGTCGTCACCGCCCCCGAGGAGTTTGACGGCGACCCGCAACAGCCGTGGCAGCCGCAACATCGCGTCGGATTGTTTGCCCCTGCGGCCCGATTGCGCCCCTACCTGCTGATCAATTCATAACGCGCTAGACGCGCCCACGCCCCTCACTGAGCCCTTCGCAAGCCGCCCCCAGTCCTAACGCCAAAAGGGGGGCGGCTTTTTCATTTGGAGACCACGAATGTCGGCAGGCCGCACCTATAACATCATCTTTCGCAATGTCAGCGTCGCGGCGGTGCAGGATCTCTGCGCCGCCTATTGCGGCGCCTCGATGGCCATCGAGCTCGTCTCATTGACGATCGGCCAGATCACACAGACCGCCGTCGAAATCCTGCAGATCAGTGTCAAGCATCTGCCGGCGACGGTCAGCGCCGGTTCCGGCGGCGGCTCGTTCACACCCATCCCGGACACCCCGACCGATCCGGCAGCGACCTTCACCAGCCGCATCAACGACACGACGCCAGCGACGACCGGCGGCACCGCCGACTACAAGCACGCCGACACCTTCAACCTGGTCAACGGCTACCAGTGGATCTGGCCGGAGCGGGCACGGCCCACCGCCAAGCTTTCCGAAGCCCTGATTTTCAGCCTCGACAGCGCCCCGGCGGCCGCCCGCGTGATGAGCGGCTCGATGAAGGTGCGCGAGCTCTTCTGAGCCGATGGCCGAGCCGGTTGGATGCGGCGAGTGCCGGCTGTGCTGCCGGCTGCTCGAGGTCCGCGAGATCGAGAAGCCGTGCCTCAAATGGTGCACCCACGCCAAACCCGGGACCGGCTGCGCGATCTATCAGAGCCGCCCGGAATCGTGCCGCGCCTTTGTCTGCACGTGGCTGGCGTCGCAGCGCGGTCCACGTGGCGCCAATGGGGGCCCGGATGGGCAGGCCTGGGACCGCATGCCGCCGGAACTGCGGCCGGACCGCTGCGGCGTGATCTTCGCACCCGTCGACCAGATCGACCCGGACCATCGCCTGCATGTCCATGTCGA